TCAAATATCCTTTAATCTTCTGTTCATGTCATCCAGCTTTGTCCCAAAGTCATTATAGGTGAGCTTTGAATACTTCACGATGTCTTCGAGGTAGCTGTTTGTCATAATCATCATGTTTCTAATCTCCAATACTGCGCCATTGGTTGAGATTCCGAGTGTAACGATGCTCTCCATCTGTGATATGGTGGTAGTCATGTTCTGAGCGATGGACTCTCCTGCAATCTGCAGGGCGGTGAAGCGACCATTCAGCTCGTCTGCGGTATCTTGCCCCATAGATGCCCATCCTCCGCTTGTTGCGGTCTGTGATGAGGATGAGGAACCAGTGTAGCCTGTCACCTTCGCCCAATCATCACGTCTCTTCAATCCTTCCTGGACAATATCATCGTAACGCTTGTTGAATGCTTCTATGTCTGTTTCGGTAAGCTTGCCATCGTTGTCCTTGATAGCCTTCGCCCAATCATCATAGAGCTTCTTCAAGTCGCCGTTGATTAGGTCTTCCATAGAGTAGGAGAGAAGAGCCTTCTGCATCATTTCGGAGAAATCGTCTGCGAAATCCTGCGCTGACTTGCTCATATCCATGAGGTCTGAAACGAAGCTATCCTTCATGCTGTCAAAGGAAATCTGTGTAAGGCTTTCCTTCAGCTTGTCTGATAGTTCATCCAGCTTGCCCGCTTGGTCTATGTAGTCATTCAGCTTTTCCGTCAGACGTCCGCCATAGTTGCCCTTACCAGTGTTCTCGATGTGCTCCCAAATAGCAACATTGCCACGGAGAAGCTTCATTTCCTCTGGACTGAGAGAGAAGATGTCACCGTTGAAGTCCGATTTGACGTTCTTCTTGATCCAATCCATCTCGTCACTACCGAAGCCGCCCCAATAAGCGTTCCATGAGTGGTGTGAACCGTGATAGCTTGCCTGCGCCTTTGCGATGTCGAGGTAGTTCTGATTGGTCTCCTGCTGATTCTTATAGGCTTGCTCGTAGTATGAGGTTGCCTTGGAACCATAGGAGTTTTCCATTGCGTCAGTCAAATCCTCGATGGATTGCTGCAAGAGGGTGTTTCTATCCGTCAGTCTTTCGATGGTGTCATTGACTTTCTTTGCATTTCCATCTCCACCGAACAGACTATTAAAGCCACCGAATGAAAGCGTGTTGAGGATATGAGAAACGTTGTTCCCGATACTCTTCAATGGCTTCATAACGATGTCGCCCGATAGAGCATCATCAAGGATGCCCGTTACTGCGCCAAAGACCGTGTCCATGAGGTTGCTGATAAGTGTTCCGAAGCCATCTTTCAGAATATCGAGGATGCCGAGTATTGCGGAAATTATTTCACCTGCCATACCTCTATCCCCTAAAGCTTTCGTCAGAGATTTAGCTGCGTCACTATCTTTACCGAGCAACCCTTGGATGCCCTTTGCAAGCGTGTTGGCAACGTCCTTCTGCATAGTGCCACCGAAAAGCTTGTCAAGCCCTAGAATAGAGTTTCCTATGCCTTTGAGCGACCCCGATGTAAGACCCTGCAAGCCATTTTCAAGCTGCTGGAACATAGAAACTGCCTTCTGTGAAGATATCTGTAAGTCTGATGACGCCTTCTGAACTGATGAACCGAACTCCAAAACATTGTTAGATGCGGTAGCAAGTACGCCCTGCGCTCTAGATAGGTTGGCTTCAGCCTTGTTGATACTTGTCTTGTCACCGCTCTTCTTAGCCTTAGCGAGGTCTTCCTGCGCCTTGGTGACAGCTTTCGTGGCTTCAATCTCTCGCTCTTGTGCATCAATATAGCCCTGCATGGCAGACTGATAGGCGTTGATGTCGTCCGAAACCTTCTTGAAGATGTCGCTATCCCAGATGGTGGCAGAGCCTTGTAGCTTGGAGATAAGTTCCTGTATGGTCTTCTGCTCATTGACATCTGTTGTGCTCTTGGAGAGTTCCTGCAGCTTCTCAATGGTAGGCTCTAGTTGGTCCTTGAACATAGCACCGAAGTCTCCGAAGACGCTTCCCCAATCGATGTTCTGTCTGATGGCATTTATCTCGATGGTTTGGAGGTCCTTCTTTCTCTGCTGCTGAAGGGAGAGCTTTTCGCCCTGTGTCTGAGCCTTTGCAATCTTCTCCTCGTACTCCTCGGCAATGGCTTGCTTCTGCTGATAGAGTGAACCATACTCCTTCAAGTAGTCACGCATAGAGGTGAGGGCTTCCCTGTTGACCTCATCAAGCTTCTTGTTGTACTCTTGGGTAGCAAGGTCTCTAGCCTTATTGAGGGCATTGGTCTGAGCAGAGGTGAGGGTTACTTTCTTGCCAGCTTCCTTGTTTTTCTTCTTGAACTCGGCTTCCTGCTTGTCAATCTCGGCTTTGCGCTTGGCATAGTCGTTCTTGATTTCAGCAATCTTCTTCTCCGTGCCTTCCTGCATCTGAGATATATCGGTGTCGATATTTTCCTGCTGCAGCTGCTTCAAATCCTCATTCAGTTCTTCCTGGGCCTTCTTGCGGTCTTCTGCTAGCTTCTTGGCATCGGCGGCTGCTTTCTTTGCTTTGGCAGCGTTCTTCTTGGCATTGGCTTCTGCCTCTTCCTTTTCGCGACGCTTCTGCTTAGCATCGTCTTCTGCCTTGGTCTGCTTGGTGTTCGCCGCATTGGTATAATCCCATCCTCGCTGGGCAATATCATTTGTTGACATCCATTTGCCATTGACTAGCGCACCAGACTTCTTGTTGTTTGCAAGGTCGCGTGCCAAAGCTGAGAAGTATTTACCTAAGCGTCCTAGCTCCGGAATATTCATATTCTGCATCCACGAAGGTATCTTAGCATCGAAGTTGACGTGGAAGTTGATGTTGTTCTCGGAATAGTTCTGCATGAACTCCTTGACACGGTTGTAGAGAACGTGTACATCCTCTCCGGCACCCTGGAGTTGCTTCTGCAAAGCATTTATCCTGTTCTTGGTTGAGGTAGCCTTATTACCGAAATCTTCAGTAGCATCTGCAGCCTTGTTGATATTATCTGCCTCCTCGGTATGCAGCTTCTTTGCAGCTCGAAGCTCATAGAGATAACCAATCAATGCCTTCCTGGCATCGCTTGTCTTGTCTCCTGTAAACCCAAAAGCATTAGCAAGATTTTCTGATTCTGAAATCAAAGAAGCTTCTAACTGATTGTATTGCTTCAGATAGGTCTGATACTCCTTGGAGTGCTCATTCAAGCCAGCCATCTTCTGTGTTAGGTCATCAAACTGCTTGATAACCGAGTCAGATACAATGTTCTGTATGCCGACGGCTATACCGCTGCTAGAGGTTCCATAATCCTTCAACTTACCCAAAAGGGCTTGCTGAGCGCTATCCACACGGTTGTTGTATTCTTCATTAGCCTTGGAGATTGCATTGGCTCTGTTGCGCTCTGTAGCCTCCAGCTTGATTTGCTCGACGAGTTCTTTAGATTTATCTATCTCCTGCTGCTTAACATCCACAAGGTTGCTCTCGTCTTCCTTGATCTTGTCAATAGCAATCCCGTAGTTGTCATAGATGTTTGACAGCTCCTTGATGGTGTCCTTGTAAACCTTGGAGCCTTCCTTTGCAGTCTTCAGAATGGAGATTAGCGACTCGACCTTGCTTGATGCTTCATTTGCGCTCTCGGTAAATTTGGAAGTCTTGGTGGCGGCATCCTCAGCGCTATTGCCGAAAAGATTGAACATCGTGACTCCAGCTGCTACTGCACCAAGAACCAGACCGAGAACATTTGAAGAAGAGACCAAATTGAACAGAGCCATGGCATCCTTGGCGGTTGTGATAGACTTCGCTAAAGACAAGAATGCTTTCGCACTCTCCCAAGCTACCTGTGCCTTAGATATTGCTATCATTGTTATCACCGCAGCCTTGTATGCTCCATACGCTGCAACGACAGTCATAAGCACCTTGCCTACTGTCTCCCAATTCTCAACGAGGGTGGAAACGACTCCCAATCCGGTATTGATAACACCCTCCTGGGATTTGCCGAGGTCATTGAACATCTGCTCGATGGCATCCTCAATGTTGCTTATCTGACCTGTAATAGTCTTGGACTGAGCCTCCATCAAGCCACCGAACTTGCTACCCTCGGCGGTCATACTCTGCATTGCCTGGATGAAGATATCGCTGGTAACCTTGCCTGCCTTGATTTGCTTCTGTACCTCCTTGATGGCGTTGGTAACGTCAAGACCCATAACCTTGGCTATCTCGTCTGCGATAGGAATACCTCGGTTGAGGAATTGGTACAAATCCATTGTGTCCATCTTGCCCTTGGCGATGGTGGTGCCGTAAAGCATCACGAGGTCTTTAAGGTTTAGGCCCATACCTGCTGCAACGTCTCCCAATCCGATAAGCGTCTTGTTGACATCCTCGGCTGCTACATTGAACGCAAGGAGCTGCTTGGCTCCCTCTGTAACGTCTTCAACCCCGAAAGGTGTGACGGCTGCCGTGCGGATTAACTGCTTCATGAGAGCATCAGCTTTCTCCTCAGACTGCAACATTGTCTTGAATGCCATTTCTGTCTGCTGGAACTGACCGCGGACCTGCATCATCTGATTGACGAACTTGCCAATGCTCCAACCGCCAATGGCAATGTTCATACTGTTCTGTATATTCGAGATTACATCGTCAATAGACTTTCCGTCCTTCTCAACCCTCTCAGCAGTCTGATGAACTGCGTTCTGAATGTCTCGAAAACCGGAAACGACCTTGGCTGTCTCGACTATTGTATCGAATTTAATGCTTGGCATAATGTTCTATTTTTCCTTGAATTTATACTCTGTTATAAAGAATCGCCGGGGAAACACCAAATATGAGTGTTCGATATGGGAACTTTACGTGCGTGCGCAGGAAGACTTCGGTTAAATCTCGGTCTCTGACTCTATAACCGCCTTCATTACCGCCTCCTTGTTGTTGCCATCGATGACCTCTTCCCCTGCTGCCGGTATATGGGCTTTCTTCCTCTCCTCGTCAGACAGATAGATTGAAGTAATCTTGTCTTTGAGCATGAGAGTCAGGTTGTTATACGATATTCCCCATACCACGTAATCGAAAGTCCATCCGTATCTTTCGCAAGCAGCGTCTATGAGTGTTCCCCATATTGTCTTACCTCCGAAGACAAAGCTATTCTCCGACTTCTTTGCTGCGTTGACCTTTGCCATACGCTTCGCTTCTTCTTCCATTCCTGTCTCTTTGGCTATTGTCTGGTATGAGTTAGCCTTAAGGATGATGATGAGAAGAGTGGCTATATCCTCGTTGGAACATTCTTTGAAGATTAACTCCGTCTGCTTGCTTACGCATTTGGAGTCTAGTATTTCGTTCTTTGTATTGAGTGAGTGATATGCAATCAATCTGCAGCATGTCTCCCTTTTGGTGTTTGCAACTCGCAATGCTTCCAAGAATGGATCAGCTTGAAGTAACTCTTTGTCTAGCTCCAAGCTATCTACTAACTGCGACGTTAGGTACATCATGCCCAGTGTAGTAGGGTAGATGTTAACGTGAGCGTGCTCAGTATCAAAGCCTATCGGCATATCTGTGAGCGTATTCGATATAATGATTCCTAACTCTTCCATATCACTCGAATTTAAATTGTTGGCACCCAAGGCAGGACTCGAACCTGCGTCTTTCAACCAGCTTTTGAAGACCCTGGATTTTTTTGCATGCGACGGACTATTTGGTCTCGCTCTCCCAACTGAGCTACTTGGGTAGGTTGCCGGCTGATAACCCTCAGTCGGCGGAAGGGATATTAGGATATGCCTATGTCTCTTCGTAAGTTTCCGTGATTTCAGCAGGAGCGGTATTGCCATCCTGCGGCTTTTTGAAAGTCAAGGCATACTTTTCACCTGTTCCCTTTGTGGCAGTAATGACACGCCAACGGTAAGCACAATATACGTCCTCACCCTTCGAGTTGACAGTCTTAGCCACTGCGTCACCCTCTGGAATGAGAGCTGAGTGAGTGTACGTGATAAGAGCACCGCTCTCAGTTGTATAGGCCTCTTCTGCACCGATTGTGGTATTACCCATGTAAACGCCAGGAAGCTCGGCGTCTTCCGGTTGGATAGCCAAACGGAAGTTACCCTCTACGGTACCGTCGATGGTCTTGAATGGCTGCGACTGGTTCTTCTTGATGAAGAGCTGATATGCAGCCTCGTAGGTAGACTTCTTTGTCTTGCGGTCAACAATTCCGCCACCTTCCTCAACCTGGGTCATAGTATCGCCTTTCGTTGGAGTAACAGTAGTAGTGCCATCCTTTGGAGTTGGGAGCTTAGTCCACTCATTCTTTTTGCTACCTACCTCTTGAACGTAGATAGTGCATTTGCCCCATGATGTTACTGACATAATTTAATCGTTTATGAGTTTATATTCAACTTGATTATTTATTACATGTTCTCCCGTGCTTGTTGCATATACCCTCTGCTCAATAGCGTGGGCTGCATACTCGCTCGTTCTGAACGTTTCCAAGAGATTCCAAGCCAGTTTGCAGATTTCGTCAACTCTGATAGTGTTCTCCTCGAACTGCCCATCTACGTCCTGGTCTTGTATATATATATTTACATTTATAATCGCCGTTTGAAGCTGCGTTCCCTCATTAGCCAAGATGGAGATAACGACATCTTCCTTATGAGAATTATGCGGTCTCATCGTCTTTGACAGCTTGCCATTGACGTTGTTCATAAAACCGCTTTCATTGATGTACCGGTAAACATCTGTCTTAATTGCTCCGTCTGATTTCATATCTTCCACTTGTTTATTTCATTAACTGCTGAGTCTATTGCTGTCTTCACACGCTGCTCTACAATGGATGTGGCCCATATCTTCGTTGATGCGAGGACATCCTTGCTTTCCAAGGCTTCCACCTCTCCTGCGTATTCCATTCCGGCAACGACAACCAAAGCATAAACCCTGGAATATTCCTTAGCAAGGTCATTGATCATCTTCTTGCCCTTTACAGAGCCGTCAGTGCCACTGAGAACCTGCGAAAAGGCTGATTCCATATATTTACTTCCCTGCTCGTACACGGCGAAGCCTATGGAGCTTCTTAGGTTGCCCGTATGGTCTATCCAGCTTTCCTTGGCAGACCTGTTACGGATTCTAACCACAGATTCGTCTCCTAACTTGCTCAATGCCTTAAGCACATTCTCCTGTATCTTCCTTGCGGCTCTTTGTAGGAAGGCATCGAGAGCGGAAGCGCTGGTTGTCATTCTTATGCCCATATCTTACACTGGAGTTGATAACGATGAAATCCCTTGACCTTGATAATTACCTCCTCAGCCCCTAAAATTTCCAGCTTGATAAAATCCCCATAAGAGAACTTTTCAATTCCTACTGGCAAGTTATGCACTTCGTAGGAGTAGTAATCAATAGAACCGTCAGATGTAACTAACTTGTTAGCCTCGCCAGCAGGAACTACATCACAAGTGCAGCAGAACTTCCATTCGGTCTTGCCCTGGTGATAATTTCCATCATCATCTGTATAGCCAGCTACCTTCTGCTGCCGGTATAGCTTTGAGGCATGAAAACTCAATAGACTCATCAGCAATTAATGTAAACTGTCGGCTTCGGAGTAAGTGAAACCTCCTCCTCGCCGATAGAGTTATATAAACGATTGACTTGAACTAATATAGCCTTTCGCTGGTCTTCCGAGAGGGAACCTATTGATTTGTCCGCTTCGGAGAAGCTAACGGCTTGTATGAGAGAAAGCAGACAGTCGGCAAGCGTTCCTTTGTAGGAGTCACTTCTGGCAACGTCACCAGTGAACTCTGATTCGATATCGAGGTCACGCTTTATGCAAGCGTTTTCCACGAAACCATAGGGGATAGGGATGTGTACCTCATCCACCAAAGCTTGTCCGACCGTCTTCATTATTCCTCATCAGCTTTAGCTGCGCTATCCTTGAACTCCTTCTTCTTTGTAGGAGGCAGCTCATTGTAGGCATCGATAATCTCCTTATCACTGGCATCACTAGAAAGGGTGGCACCAAGAGCATTAAGGGTTGTGATAGCCTCCGGCTTCTTGTAGGTCACACCAGAGATTGTTACCTTAACATCCCCTGTATCTGCTGTCTCCTTTTCGGTATCAACCGAAACGTCTGGGTAAGCCAGCTTAGTATTAATCTGATAGATTGTGTCAACGTCCTCGATGACAGGCAAGCAGTATGCCTGCACCGCAGTAGTCTCGCGCAATGGATCAGTTGTTGAATACTGAGAGATAAGCTTGTAATCAATCTGCTGATAGGTTACACCTGCCACTCTGTTTGTTGCCTCTGCTACCTGACCGTAAACGAGGGCACCAATCATCTGTGAGCAGACACCGATAATCATATCGTTGTTCCAAGGCTTAACGCTCTTCTTCACACCATCATGCTCCAAGCGGACAGTACGGTTGATGATGCGGAATGATACACCGGTCTCGTCCAAGAATGCCTCCTGGAATACGCTGGCAGTAGGAACCGGCAGCTTTGTGCTGGAGTCATAAGTCTGACCCTTGTAGTTGGCAACAAGCTCGCGAGCGTCTTGTGCCTTCTTCAGTTCGTCAAACTTAGCCTTACCAATCCAGAAGATCAAGATGGTGTTGCCATCATTCGATGCTCGCTCGATACATTCCTTCAAGTCTGCAACTGTAACACCATTATCAACGTTGTTGATGCCGAGCTGATTTTCTGGCAAGTACTGATACTTGATACGGAGCAACTCCTTTGGATTATCGTCGTCACGAACAGCTACGTAGCCGTTAGAAAGACCATACAGAAGGGCGTACTCATTACGCTCATCAACACCGACATTACAAGCTACCGGGTCCTGCGCCAACTTACGGCGAATCTCTGCTGTCTGACCGCCCTGTGCTTCCATGAGTCGGAGGGAAAGAATATCTGACTCCTTCAAGAACTTCTTCATACCGACCTTTGGCAGTTTGCCGTTGGCGGTTGAAATCTTGTCACGAGACTTCAAAGGAACCGGAGAATCCACTGCCACGTAGTCAGCAGCTACGTAAGAGGTATCAACTGTGTCGGCTTCCCATTTGTTGTCGGTAGAATAAACGCGGCGGAGAATGGATGTATCCTTGTGGAGATACGTCATCTCGTTCTTGCGCTTACCGTTAATCTTCTCAATCAAGGTCTTCAAGATTGGGAAGAAACTCAAGATATACTTAAGAAATAAAGAACTCTGTTGCATAAATCACCTCCTTAACCGATTGCATCGTGTCCCCACTGAAGAGTAGGAACGGCTGTTTTCAAAGCTGCCTTGATTGTATCGACAGGATAAGGGACAGCCTTATCATTAGCCTCACCTGCCGTCATAACACCTACATGAGGGGTATCTACCGGAGCTGTTGTCATACAGATGCCAACATACTCGTGACTTTCCGGCAATGAAGCATAAGCCTCACCTGTTACCGGCATAGGCTTGTACTCGCCAGACTTGGTATCACGAATGATAATGTGTCCGCACTGGATGAACTCTCCAGAGAAACCTGTCATGTCAAGAATGACACCACCCATGATGCCATTCACGTAATTTCTGATGATTACAGACTCCTTGCCTGAATCAAACGTTTTTGTCTTGCTTACGCCATACATAACTTTTAAAATTTAAAGATTACATAGTTGCGGCAAGCTCATCAATCTCATCGCCCTTGATAACCTCAACCTCTTCCTTCTTAGGCTTTCTCTGAGCCGCAGGAGCACCAAGCTTTCCGAGACCTTCGTTAGCACGCTCTTGATCGATAGCTGCCAAGTCCTCCACAACACCATCATAGAAATCGTCGAACTCAGATTCGTTCTCGAACTTCATCTTGTCGAAATTCTTCAAGACAGTCTTTCCGAACGTACCTTTGTCCTTAAGGAGCGCCTTCAGCTTAGAACGGCGGCCATCATTCTCACGCTCTGACTTCAAACCGAGGATTTCGGTCTGCAAGGCTTTGTTCTGAGTAATGAGTGCCTGCGCCCATGCTGGGACCTGCTCATCTTTCTCTCTCTTCTGTTTGCGGATTGGTTTCTTGTTGCCGGCAGGGTCATCATCATCGTCATCGACCTCGTCGTCATCCAAGTCTTGACTATCCTTAAAGCTCTGGATAGTACGCTGCGCGGTCTTTTGCGCAATCTTAAGATAAGGAAGAACCGCATTGACCTGCTTTTCAATCTCTGCGTTTACATCCTCGTCTGAGGCTTCTTCATCGAGTTCTAAGTTATTGGCAACATCGGCAGCAATACCCTCTAACTCCTCTCTACTGAACCCCAACGCCTTTGATTTGGGTTTCAGAATAACTAAAACTTGCTTCGTTCTTTTTTTCATTCTAACTAAATATTTAATTGAACAATAAAATTCAAAAATATCCCAGTACGAAGCGATAGCAATAAGTAATGCTGCAAAATTATAAAAAAAGTATTTAATCACCAAATATATTACAAGGAAATATACTTAATGATTAAATACTTTATGGTTACATATAAATATTAATCTGGATAATTGAGCTTATCCGGTCCAGCTGTGGATAGATATACGGAGAACATATCACATAGCTCTTTTGCTCCTTTTAAGTCGTTGAGCTTGTAATTACCGCATTCCACTTCCGATGCTCCTGGAATCGTCTTTGATATCGAACACGCTTTAAAAGCTTCTACTATCATTTCCTTTATGAGATTTGAAGTCCACATACCTTTAAGGATAAGATAGAAACCTGTGAGACACCCCATCGGTCCAAAATACAGAACGGAATTGCTAAGAGGACTATCATTGCGTAGGTAGTCCGCCATCAAATGCTCTATTGTGTGCGCGACAGCAGGTGACATCATATCTTTGTTTGGCTTGCACACGCGAATATCGAATGTGGTAGCAGTCTCCATGCCCCATTTATCTACTCTCGAAACATAAAGACCTGGCTCCAGTTTCGTATGATCAACTTTAAAACTTGGTATCATTCTCTAATAATTTACAAACAACACTAAATGCCTTTTCGGCAAGACTATCCCAAAAACCTGCATACTGTTCGGTCTGATTCGGCTCCAGAGGATTATCGCTAATAACTCGGATGGACGTAAAACCAATACCCTTCTTGTAGCATACCTGCGCGAGGGCAGCAGACTCCATGTCAATAGCACATACGTTATACGAATTAGGAAGGAAATCCTTAATCGCCAATACCTGCTCTCTCGTAGTGACAAACTTATCTCCCGTAGCTATGGTTCCTAATCGGAATCTTTCATCCATATCAATCCACGAGAAATCAGAAGGAAAGACTGCCGGCATACCTTGAACTTGTCCATTGGCATTCGGCTCGCCGCAATATACATCGTGGTAGCAGTACGAATTGCCAATCACGACATTACCAGGTTTCAATCCCGCAACGGCAGCACCGGCACATCCTACCGAGATAACTCTTGTAACTTTGCTGGACGTATTCGACGAAAGAAATTCTGTCAAGCAAGATGCCGCATTAACCTTGCCAATACCAGACTTGATTAAAGCTATGTTTTGAACATTTTTGTAGTCAAGCCAATTCTTTGCAATCCATTCGCTGATAAGGTCGTATTCCTTATCCATAGCGGTAACTATGACAATCATTGCGCACCTCCTTTCGTTAGCTTAAGCTTCTTGCAACGGTTGTAAATAGCGTTCTCGTCCACGCCAATCTTGGTAGCGATGGCTTTTACCGGGTACTTGCCATACATTCTGCGAATGATGAAATCCTCGTCAGCAGTAAACACGTGGCTCTTGCTGATACCCATTTCCTTCATCTTTCGATGGATTGCCCAATAATTACGATTGAGCTGCTTTGCAATCTCCGTTGTCGTCATCACCAAAGCGTTAACCTTGATGAACTCAATCTCTTCTGCACTAAAATGTTTTCCTCTACTCATTATTTTATATTTAGGTTCATTAAGCCGCCCAAGGCTTTCTTTCTCTTTCTGTTATATCTTCTGTTTGCAGCAATCCTTTCAGCGTTCTCTTTACGATAGACTTCCATTCTTGCCAATAAATGTTCCTTATGCTCCTGGTAGTACCTTCTATGGTATTCCCGGATATCCTCCTCACTTCTCACCATGAACCTTGTCTTTTATAAGTTCGTACAGTGATGGGCTGAGTGTGCTCCATTGATCATTCTCGTCTTTCACGAGATAGAATCCATCAGGAACATAGAACTCTCGATTTCTCAACCTAACTATCAATGTCTGTTTAGTACAGTCTCCGCTGACAGTCTTTACTAACTCTGAAACGTCCGGGCATTCCCATAATTCTTGAATGCTCTCGGAAGATACTTTAATTGCTACCATATCACTTGAACTTAATAATGAAAAACTCATGGTCCAACCACTTGCCTGGGCAAAGACCTTTCTTCGGCTTGCCGATGGTGATACTCTCAATCTCCTTCTCAATTCGTGGGCTATCCTTGCGGTAGCCGTTGATGAAGAGGACGTGAGTATAAGGTTTATATTCCAGCTTGCCTATCACGCGACAATAACCGCCAAACTCATCGAAAAGCACCTCACCGCTTTTGGCTTGCTGGTTCACCAGCCGGGAAGTCCAATATGGTTTTATTTCCCGATATTCCTCAGTCTTCTCACCTGATACGATTTTATCGAACCATTGCTTACTGACGGTGAGAGTCAGTACCTTCTTCTTAGCTTCAGATAAATACTTATCCATTACTTTAATTAATCTTTCCATAAGCTAACTCATTTTCCCTCTGTTGCTACTACAAAGAAATCGTCACCAATGTCTTTTCTTCTATTCAACTCTTTGCAAAGTACAGATGTATCAGCAAGGTTGATATGCTGGTTTACATACTCCTCCTTATCTGTGAAGGTAAGGAGTGTTTCATCTAGATTATTTACTTCCTCTATATTCTCCACACTTTCCGAAAGAGATTTGATTTCTCCATGGATAAAATCATACACATTTTTATCGATAACTTTCTGTCTTGTCAGAGTTTCGACTGCTGTTTGAATCTTGAAGATTGATTTTTGCATTTCCTGTTTCATAATCATATTTTTTTAGTTTATTTGAACTATCTAATATATCTCTAATATCGAAAGGATTTTTACCAGCCATCCTATTAAGGTAATTCATCAGCTTGCGAGAATATCTTTCAGAAATCTTTTCTGCCTTTACAATACGATGATCAACTCTGCCATGACCGCCACCTTTGCTAGCATAATACAAAGCCCATCTAGGCTCCCAGTATTGCTTAATCTTTGGAAGCTTTTTCACTACGTTCAATCCATACAATATCATCCTTGTATAACGAGGACTTCCGTAGCAACGATTCATTATCTTCTTTGCTAATCTAACCTTCATCCTTCCACCTCCTCCCAGTCATTTGCGAGAATATATTCAGTAGGTATAGCTGCAACACCTAAAGATAACATATTAGAGACACACGTTCTGTATGATATTGTTTGAGGGGAAACAGCCGCCTCCGCATATAGCAAAGATGTATTCGCTATTTTTACGTCTAACATTCTTTCCTTCATTCTTCTCAGAGCCTCCGAGAAGTCAAATGTTTGCTTGCTCATAACTACTTGTATTTATATCTGTATCTTACATCTTGGAGAATGTAATACACATCATTAAACATATTACCTAACATACGTGATACACTACTATAACGGCTACATAAGTCTTCTGCTCCAACAGAAGCCTTCATAGTTATCTGTGCAGCTATCATTCTAAGCTCAGTATCATTGCTTACCATTACACTCTCAACTTCTTCTTAAATGTTGCAAGAATATATATTGAGCCACAGCAATGTGTTGTAGAAGCCGTTAAAAGTGCAGCAGGTGGCATGATGTTCCATTGCACTAACTCCCAACCTTCATAGCCTTCTTGGTTGAATCTACCAGATAGAACCTTGGCAATCTCATCGGCTTTATCAATAACTATTGAAGTTACCATGTATTCCCATTCATACTTTTCCATATCTCTTAATCTTATATAGTTTCAAATCCGATTTGGAAGTCATTCTCAATGTCTTCCTTGTCTATATCACATTCACTTGCTACTGAGCGGCAGAACTCCTCAGCTAATTCTGGGTAGTCTCCGCTCACTGTGGCTAGACAGAACTGATTAGTATCAAAGTCATCAGGTACTGTCATTTCTACTTTAATGCTTACCTCTTTCATGCGCTTTCTTTTATCTTGTTAAACTAATTGCCTTTTTGATACGATGGTCGAACTTGTTACGGTATTTACACTTGCTCGAATCTTCACAGAACGTAACACAACCATACTCGTTATAAGCTTCCTTAAACTTCGCTTTCCAGTAAGGTGAAGGATGCTTACTTGGATAATCAGCATAAGTGTCTGCTTTCATTATCTTCTTTGCAAACCTAACCTTCATAATCTATAATTGTTTTAACTTATTGAATATTTTCACGAAGCGGCGCATGTAATCAAAGTTTTCATTTTCGCTATGCTCACACACCATTCTATTGTATAGCCAACATAGATGCTCCGCATCCTCGTGGAACTCTTTAATATCTTGTTCGTCTAAGATTATTTGTTTCTTCATACGCTACAATTATTTAAGTTCAACTGGCTCATCTTCAGAAGTAAGTTCTCTTCCGATGAATTTTTTAATGCTACCTTGTGGAAGTTGAAACCCATAAGCTCCATGTCTATCTTGTGGCAACCAATAATTATGTTCGATACAATCACCAGCCCACATATCAGGCTTGCAGTTGAATATCCATTCTCCGATATAATCTTTTGCTACCCATGCCATAACTATTACTCCACTTTTACACCGAATGGAGTGCCGTCTGCAAATTTTATTTTAAACAAATCAGTAGCAGCGACAAATCCAATCACACCATTATTTCTATCACCAATAGCAATCCCTTCATTAAATATGATTAAACTGTTAACCTCACCATTTGGGGATATTATCCACCCAAACGGCTGATGCTTTGACATTTCTTGCCAGCACTCTTCTGCGTTCTTAAATGGACGGTACTTTGTTTCTGGTTTTATTCTGTATTCAAAATCATTATCAAAGCTTGGGTCTTCATCATCATACCATAATGACGTATCACCTTTAATACATCTACTCTCTATTGCCTTTCCTTCTGCGTATGCCTGAATAATAGGCAGCAAGGCTTTAGCTTGATTTCTGTTCATAATCAATCCTCCAATTTTATATTATGTTCATCTGCGAAATAATCTTCTGCCTCTTCGCAAAACTGACCTTCGCAAAGTGATTCTGGGAGTGCTCTGCTAGTATAATACTCTCGGTGGCATAACTCACAGATTTCTTTTTTGTAATTATTTCTTAACTCTTCTCTTGTCATTATTCACCCTCCTTCCTGACTAAATAGTCATACATAGGCTTACGGTTTCTACGATATTCATTACATATCTTTTCTGCCTCTTCCTCTGTATCGCAAGTTGCAATAACTCCATCGGGATATGTATCCCAATATCTAACTACCTTAAATTTTGTCATACTCAATCCTCCAACTCTTTAAGTGCTCCTTCCAAGTAACCAACAATCATTTTTTCTTCAAATTTTGAATAATAGTTACCATTCATATAACGAATAGTCTTTTCAATAGCTGATTTTATTTTTTCTTTGTTCATTGCTTATCCTCCTTTGCTTTTTTAAGATAAAATTCTCTCCAATCTTCAAAAGTCCAATCTCTTGTATTATGAGTAAGATTGAAAACTTCCGTATCTTTCTCTAACTGGAGTAACAGCCAAGCGTAATCTTCATATCGCTGTCTTAGCAATCTTTTGCGACACAATCTTACATGCTTGTATAACTTATAATCAGCGGTTGCAGCATCAAAGATTATTTTACCTACTATTGCTAACAGATAAGCAGATATAACACCTAATGCAATCCAACCTAATATTGTAATTACTAAGTCCATATTCTCTTCTTTTTAATCTTTGTTCTCAATAGCAAGTCCAATTAGAAATAATCCAGAACCTAGGACAATAGTACCAAGTTCCCAACATACAGAAAATAGTACATAAAACAAAGCAAAAAATGCTAAAAAAGCACCAACTATTTCACATAAATAAGCCAATTTCTTTATATTCATAATTCTATTCTTTTTACCCTCTCACTTTTACATGAGAGGGTGGTTAGTTAATCTTTTTTCGGCTTAATACCCCATGCAAGGCATCCGAATCTAATGTCTGTATCAATGTTTGAACCATCAAAAACTCTCTCTTCTCCATTAATAGACGTTAGGGTAATACCTATAGGCAATGAAGGATAGATATATAGCGGAATCAAACGAAGTCCAAGAGTATTTTTCTCTTTGGAAACCTTCTTATCAAATTCCTCCTTTGTAAGGTGTCCCTTTTCTAATGCAGATTGTAAACAAGAAATTTCTTCCTTAACATCTTCTTCGGATTGCCAACTTTTAAAATGCAAAGCCTTACATTGACTTTCCGTAAGAGCATTCCAATCAATGTCTTTCTTAAACTGTTCTTGAACTTTTTTCCAAGCATAATTGAGGCTTTCCTTTTTATATTCTTCATTCCAATGATATACTTGAATGCATGCAATTTTGTTTGCAAGCCATTCTAAAGTATTACTAACTTTTTGTTCTAATGAAATTTGTTCCATACTACTTATATTTATATCCTTTGCAGGATGGTTAATCATAAATTATAACACAATCATTGTACACAGATACTTCAGCTATATTTAGTGGATCTCCGTTTTCTTGTGTTCCATGAGAATAAGGAAAGCAAACTTCCATAGTCTTATCCTCTACCTTTGATAATTCATCAATTAATTCTTGTACTGTCATATTACTACTATTTATGCCCAAAGACGATTAATCAATCTTCTTTATGCTATCAATTTCCGTATTCCATAGTACAAACTCTCTATTGGAGCGAGTGCCATCTTTCTTAGCAAGGTTGATTCTTACTTCAACCTCACCATTATAGCCACTGTAACCTCGTTTAGGGACGATGCTTGTAATCCAACAAACATCACATCTGGAGCAGCTAACTTTGTCACCAACCTTATATGGAAGGCTTTCTATGTAATCATTTACACGAGAACGAATCTCATCGTTAGCATCATTGATAATGCTTAGTTGTTTGGCAACCTTTACTTTTAATTCTTCTTTTGTCATATCTTTTAAAATTATGTCTGAAGACGTTAAACATTTAACAATACTCTTTTGAGCTTTATTCGCAAATTCTCTTTTAACTCTTTAGCTTCACTCCAAGGTGTATATGTTGTGGTATAAAAATTATAACTACGTTCATCTACACAATGTAAGCCTGTTATGAGTAATTCTAACTCTTCGTTTGATAATACAACATTTTTATCCATACTGCTATTATTTATGCCAGAAGGCGGTTAAGATTTAACTATATAAAGTTGTTCATAAACAGTAGATTTCACTACAATAGGTTCAGAACCTAAGTCGTTATCATCTATCTTGATGGCAATTTCCATATCACCCTCTTCATCGTAAACATCTTGAAGCTGTTGAATAAATTCACTTATAAGCATTCTATTATATCTTTTATGCCAGATGACGGTTAAACATGTTTTTTGCTAAAATAATGTTCTTTTGTACTTTTTAGATATTCACCACACGTTTCTTTTGTAAGATATTCCGTATCAGAGTAAGCATTAAACTTACCTTCTTCCACTTTTCTAAAAAGAAATCTAATATTACCCATATCATCAGAATATCCTGTGAATTGCAAATGATTTTGCTGTAATGATAACCATTCCAAGTATATTTCGTAGTCTCTTTTAGAGAATTTGAACCAACGTACATTATTCTTGCACCATCCAAAGTAACTTGGGTCAATTCTAAGAACCCTTGTAACTGGCATACCTTTATATTTACCAAACGTAATTATATTCATACCTACACCTCCATTTCGTGTTTTAGTCCTAGACCAAAGAGGAGGTGCTGGAGTTCGTGGATATAATGTATCTCCATTATAAAGATTCTGTTAATAGCAACGTATATATTTTCACTAAGCTCTATTGTTAAGCGAATATTGTTAACGTTTTTCTCAAAGAATTTCTCATATAATTTCTCATATCCATTCTTCTTTAAAATCTCAGGAGTGAGAGGAATCGGACGAATAGCATTATTACTAATAGAGTATGTTGTACTACTATCGTTTAACATGACTACCTTAAGAAAGCCACCACTCAATGAAGATATTACTTTGAATATTTTATCTTTAGCAAATTGAAGTGCTGACTCCTTTACCATCACCAAATCACCTGGTATATATTCTAATTTATTATCCATACGCTTTACTTTTTAAGTTTATTAAACTTATCCTTGTAAGGACAATCATCGGCTACAGACTCTATATTGTAGCTTTCCCCTTGAAGCTTACAAGATATACAATCACCATATCCGAAGTTCCATACAATAAAGTGTTGGCATAGGATTTCCTTACATATTTTCTCTATCTCATTCATACGCTTTACTTTATTAAATAAAGTTTTTTCTAGCCCAAGCTTCAGCCTTTGGCTTAGTCTTGAACTTCTTATCTTTCACTTCATGCCAAACTCCATAAGGAGCGGTCTTATACTCGATGAGAAAAAGACCTTTCTCAATCTTTACGATTCTGTATTCATATACTACCATACGTTTTACTTTTTACGAAGATTAAACTTATCCTCATCTTCATCATAAGGACACTTGAACATCAAAGGACAAATTCCACAAGGTGTAATCTGCCTTTCCTTACATCTGCTTCTTGATTCGTAGCTCATACGCTTTACTCCTTGACTCTTCTAAATATTACATTTTTTCCATCTTTACGGATAGCTGCACTACACCTAAAAGGGCAATGTAGTAATATATTACAGAAGAAACACTTTTCACAAACAAATGGTTTATCTTCGTTTGTTTCTATACATTCAATAATGATTCTTTCTCCAACTTTTATATCTTTCATTGCTCACCTCCTTTGATAATTAAGTCAAACAATTCATCTGCGTATATCCAACCATCCAAACGGTAGGCTTTAACTTCTAATTCCCACATTTCTTGATATGTGCCGCAATCAGTCTTGTACATCATATCGTATAGGTTGTAAAGATTTCTGTAACCGCAGTCTCTTGAGTATGCAAGAATCCTTCCTCTGCCAATTTGAGGAACTTCGTTAGCATTATGAATCAAATCTTTGAATATCTCTTTCTCTGCCCAATCAATGCCATCCAAGAAATGCTTATCGGCATTTTTATCTCTTTGAACCATAAAGCCGTTTTTGCTAACCTTTCTGATTACACGATAGCTTTTGCTTGCATAATCTCTGGCGGCTTGGATTTTCTTCTTTATGTCTATCATAATCTACCCTTTCTTTTTCTGAGTTCCAACATTCTTCTAGTTCTACGGCTTTCCTTGCCACTAGGAGGGTTACCACCAAGCTTTACTTCTGGGATTTCATAATTCATATAGATGGAAGCTTCTTCATCGAGCGCCTTAACTACTTCTTTAGTCAAGGCTTCTTTAAGTGATACACCAGTTGATGTTACAATTATCTTTGCATCGTCTCTAATCATTGCTCACCTCCTTCCTTTGGAAACAAATCATCAAGATAAAGCCACTTTTCTATAGGTGCTCTCTCAACAAATCCTTTCCAAGACTTGAAGTCTTTTACTTGTGCTAATGAATAATAGTCGCCTACATTATAGCGTAGCAATATCCCTTCATTATATCCTTCAGGCTCTTCGCTAGCAGAATGCCACAAGTCCTTCAAGAACTCATTGATAGCCCACTTAGCACCTAGTCCAATAGCTTCTTTGATGTCCCCCTCATAGAACATTTCTTCCTTTTCATCATTGTTAAAGACTATCTCTTCGCCATTTAACAGAAATCTATCTTCATAGATTTCTTCCTTGGCAGCTTCTATTTTCTTATCGTCTATCATAACTTATTTCTCCTTTAAACGTTCTATTAATTTATCTGCGATTTTGATGGCAGAATTAACAACACTGTCATACGTAGAGTTAGGACGTTGTACAAGACCTGCTGCAACATCTTTTGCTATCTCATATCTTCTCTGCTCCCAAATGTTTTCTTCGTTATCATTATTCTGGGTAAAGCTTGAACAAAGTATTACATCCTCCTCATTTTGTTTGGGTCTTTTGCTACAAAAAAATATCTGGAGCAGTAACTACATAATCCTTTCATCCCTCACCTCCTTTCCACTCATCAGTCGTTCCTAGTAGATGTGCTGTCTCTTTGTTGTAAGGAATACAATACTTACGACTAAATCCGATACAACGAAAAGGATATTGTGATTCTTCTTTATAATGAGAAAAGAGGTCAGCTTCCCATACATCATCTTTCTCATTTCGCCCCAATACTTTATCGAATGTCTTAAACTCACACTTAGGCTTTTCTATTTCCAAAGTTTTAAGATCGAGTTTGCCACCAATTTTTTCCTCAATATTATATATATAGATTTGAGCAGCATTACTTTCTTCAATATGAAAATGTTGGGTAACACAAGTATAGCGTCCTGGGACATAATTTTTATAATTCTTATTAAGATAATGTCTACCTATAAAGGTTGTATATGTATCATCTGTAAACTTTTCGAAGATAATATGCGCATTATTCTCATTAACCAAGATATCGCCCTTCTGCCAAGCAAATTTGTTCCAATCACGCATTTCCTTAGAAGGGAATAATAACGGCTCTGATCCATCGTAATCATAGAATCTGCCACTACTTAAGAATAGTGATGTTCCTCCATGATGTTCCACAGCTATATAACCGCCACTTACATGCGAAAAAAATACTTCACTAAACAAAGGAGAATATAGCTTCGTATTTGCTGGCTTATCCTTTAGGATTTCCACTATATTAATCTCAGTTTCCATAACTAAACCAATTTTTGCGTTAAACAATACTGGTAGTAACTCATACTACCAACGTTTTTTGATATTTTTGGCAACTCCCCATCATAAGGAGTGACTTTCAAGCCATCAATGAAATCAGCATTCTCAGTTGATACCTCGGTATCATGCTCATTCATAAACACCTTTTGCGCTGTCGTAGAATGGCTTTCTGCTCTCAGCTTACCGAGTGAACGCCAAACCTGCTTGCGATGGATGAACAATCCATGCAAAGGAATTGTCTTAACTTCTACTTTTGTTTCCATAACTAATTTCTCATTATGTGACACTTGATAACCTTGTGAACCGCATTTGGCTGCGATTCATTAAAACTCTTAATGAACTGACGCTCCATTTCCTGTGGAAAGATGGGCTTTGTCGGCTTCGGCATAGTGAGGACTGCTTGAATCTTTGCCCCCCCATCCAAGGTAAGCAGACATCTGCGAGTAATTTTCTCAAATAACATAGAGCTCTCCATAATCTTAATCGAAAATATGATGGTTCAACTTTCTCTTTCTGAGGTTTCTCTTAATCACTTCCATATCCTTGTGGTCGTTAGTGTGGTCCGCAAGAAGCTTGATGATTTCATAGATGTCATTTGCGTTATCCTCCAGGTTGGCGCAAATATTCTCATCACCGAAGAAACTCTTATTAAAGGGTTTCAAATGGAAGTAGTACTTTTTGGCTGCATCCTGCATTTGAGTGTAGTGCATCTTCTGCTCTTGCTTGTAGCGAACGCTTAACAGCCTAAACATGCCCTGCTCATCCTTGATGAGCTGATCTAATACATCTGTTACCATTGCAATCAAACAGCCATTGACCTGCAGGCGTTGAATAATCTTTTCCTGCTTCAAGCCAGATGTTACACCAAGCTCTGAGAGTGTAACCTTCAAATCGTTTACTGTAACTTTCTCTTTTCCCATTGTCTTACTTTTTAATTATCAAACCATAAACCTGCATATCTCCATTCCCAATGAAGGCAAGTGTCATTAGGCTTCTTGCCTTCACTATAGCATATCTCGGAAGCTATGCAATTACTACATATATGCTTCATAATCATGGAAGTTTAGATACCAAATAATCTATCTCCTTATCCGTAAGCTCCAAATCGTTCTTACGCTTGAACTTGATGATGGCATCTACTCCGACCTCGCCTTTAACCAACTGATAGATGGCATCCTCATCAAATCCCTTATCTAGGTCCTTGATAAGTTCCATTCCTAAATCATAGATTTTCTGTTGAATCTCCTTTTTGAGGTCTGCGTTAATTCGCTCTAAAGCTTCTGCTTTTTGACTGAATCCGCATCCGCCCTCAATGGCGAAGTCGTTACTGATGTTCTGACACATCTGATCAATGTCCTTGCTACCGAAGAACTGAGCGAAATAGGTATCGCCCTTCAAGGACTGTAGAATATCGATTTCTTCTTGCTTAGTCATAACTAATCCTCCTTATCTAACTTATCGTACTCCTTACGTAGCTCTGCAATCTTATTTGCAAAGAAGAACATTGTCTCTTTCAAAAGCGAAAGCATGTCTTTATGATTAAGGATGTCGCCAACCGCAGTGTAGTACTTAAGGTTTTCGTTTGTTTCCAGAAGATCAAAGCTGCCGAAGCTTGCTACATTGGTGTCAAATGACTCTTCCTGGAAGTTACCTACCTTTGCTTGGTAGCGAATCACCATCATGTCTCTTCCTACTCCTTTCAAATTTAAATGAGCGATAAGTGACTTGTAGCCTACGTCAATACCCTCTACCTCCCAATCAGGACAAACAGAAATAATGTCTCTGATTTTCTTTGTGGCTGACTCGAACGCATTCTTAATGTTCTTTCTAACCTCTTCCTTCTTTGTCTCGACTGAATTATTCATAATCTTTATAATTTTAATTGGTTCAACTTGCAAGGTAGGCTCTGAATAGTCAAAACTACTACCTTTTATCTATATGCAAAGGTACGAAAATTTTCTGATATATGCAAATTTACCAACGATTATTTTAGTTAAAAATACTAAAACCATTAAATATATGCGAATATATCTGTAATTTTGCCAAATCAAAACTTCGAAGATTATGATAGATTTTAATGAACTTTTTAAAAGAAATGACGTTGGCAGCATCATAGGAGAGCTGAAACAACGCGTGTTGGATATTCCACTTTGGAGTACCCTGTTATCTGAGTATGAGCCTATGCTCCATGAAATCGTAAACGACCACGTAGGCAGACAGGACAGAACGCTTGATGACGGAATTGTAGAAAAGGCAGCTAGATTGCCTGTCGGATTGGAGAAGCTTCTTACACGAAGAATCTCTGAGTTCACAATGGCTATACCGGTCAAGCGCGTATATACGTATGATCAGGCTGACGAGGAACTGAAGACGATTGTGCGTGCAATCGAGAAAATCTACACCTGTGCACACATTGATGCCGTGAACATGCACAGAGCAAAGTGCTATTACGCCTCTTGCCAGATGTTCACACTTTGGTACACGCAGAAGAAGCCTAACAAGCTCTACGGCTTCGACAGTCAGTACAAACTGAAATGTAAGACATTCTCTCCAATGGACGGAGTTGACATCTATCCTTACTTTGATGAGTATGATGACTTGCTTGCTCTGTCATTCGAGTATAAGCGTAAGGTTACTGACACAGAGCACACCTTCTTCGAGACCTATACCGCAGACCATCATTACAAGTGGGACCTGTCTTCAGACGATGAAGAGTCCGGATGGAATTTGGTGGATGATAATGAGATTTCTATCGACAAGATTCCAGCCGTTTTCTGGTACCGGCACAAGCCATGCTGGGAAGGATTGAAACCTATCCGTGAGAATATCGAGTACACCATTTCCCGAAACAGCGATGTTGTGGCATACAATTCCGCTCCTGTCTTGAAGATTGCCGGTGCCATCGTTGGAATGGAGCGAAAGGGAGAGAGCAAGAGGGTGTATAGAGTCAGCGAAGACGGCGATGTTAGCTACGTGTCTTGGCAGCAGGCTATCGAGGCTCTTAAGTATCACGTTGACACTCTCGTCAAGCTTTTCTTCATGCAGTCTCAGATGCCGGACATCAGTTTCGAGAATATGAAGAGCCTTGGCAATATCGGCTATGATTCAAGAAAGACACTCCTCATGGATGCTCATCTTAAGATAGGAGAGGAGACTGGTGCCTGGATTGAAGGCTTTGAGAGAGAGGCCAACGTCATAAAGGCGTTCCTTTCCAAGATGAACACGAAGTGGGCAGCTAGAATGGATGAGATTACTGTAGAGCATATTATCACTCCATTCATCCAGGAGGATGAGAATACCCAGATTGACAAATGGCTTAAGGCTAACGGCAATAAGCCTCTCGTCAGCCAGAAGGAATCTATCCAGCGTGCCGGTCTTTCCGATGATCCTGACAAGACTTTCAACGAGATTCAAGGAGAAGAGGAAGTAGAGGCCACAAGAACAGCAGCTTCTATGCCTAACTTATTCTCGGAGGAATAGATATGAGAAAGAAGAAGGAAGAAGAGAAACGGCATTTCTGCCGTGAATGTGCTCATGCTACTGACTTCCATAGTATGAGCCTTAAAGGTCAGCCTATCCTAGCCAAATGCCCATATCAAGAATGGAGCGTTCTTCTCAACTGGGATTGCTGCAAACACTTTAAAATGAAATTGTATGAAAAAGCCAAAACTGCCTAATCAGAAAAAGGCATATAAAGACCTTGGCAAGAGACTGAACGCTTATACCAGGAAAATCATTTCCATATATGAGACTCTTGCCAAGGAGTCCGCTAAAATCGCCACCTCCACCGACTTCGATGGGGATGGCGAGTTCTCTTTTGATGATTACCCTAGAACAGAAAGGAAGGTGAACGCCTTGTTGGATTACTATTCAAACAATATGCAGGCATTGGTCTATAATGGCATATCGGACGAATGGAAGAATAGTAACACCCTGCAGGACCTACTTGCCAAAAGGGTAATCGGCACCTTTACTAGGAAGATAGCGGACGCAAAGCAGAAAGCTTACTTTGAGCACAACAACGCGGCAAAGAAGGCTTTCATAGAGAGAAAGATTAAAGGTCTCGGTCTTTCAGAAAGAATATGGAACCAGAGAGCTGATGTAAAGGAGGCTCTGGAGAAATCTCTGTCTGTCGGCATAGAGAAGGGTATGAGTGCTGTTAAACTCAGCAAGAAGGTCAGCAAGTACCTTAATGATTATCCGTCACTTGCCAAAGCCTATAAGAAGAAATACGGCAAAGCCATAACCATTCAGAACTGCGAGTACAGAAGCGTGCGTCTGGCACGTAACGAGATAAACATGGCCTACCGTTCTGCCGAGCAGGAAAGATGGGCTAGGATGGACTACATTAAAGGCAAGGAGATAAAGACAACCAACAACCCAAGTCATAAGCACGATATGTGTGATTTGCTTGCAGGTGTCTATCCGAGTTATTTTCCTTGGGTTGGTTGGCACGTGAATTGTATGTGCTATGCCATTCCGGTAATTATGAGTGAAAAGGAGTATTGGAGCGGTAAACAGCCAAGCAATGCTATGCCTAAGAACTTCACAGATTGGGTGAATGACAATAAAGACAAGGTAAAGCAATCATCCTATATCACTCAATATGCCAAGGTTGAGAAAACACAGAAAAAGAAGACTGTTCGCATTCCATCAGTATCGAATGAGACAAAAGCTCAACTCACAAAGTCAATCAACGAATGGGCAACAGAGAATCTGAAAGAAGTTCAGATAAACAAGAAAGAGACGGCAAGGAGGCTTTATTTGTTCTTGGGTGAGAAAGAAATAATCATGAATAAGAAGTTCCTTACGGAGACATATTCTAAGAACATCAATAACTCTCATCTGCCCGATACGATACAAGTTGCCTTGAACATAAAGGATTGGCTTCCTAACGGAAAGTTCGTTAGAAAAGAGCAAGGCAAACACCACGATTGCTTCTTCAATGTCTATCAAGCTGAATATAATGGAAAGAAAATCGAGTTTAAGACAAAACTCACCGATGGCGAAATTTTATACACGATGAGGTTATTGAAATAAAAAGAGGATTGGGGTCCTTCCGAAGTCTGCGCCCGAAGGCCGACGTGTGAACGGCTCACCCAATCCTTTATATCTTTCTCCTTTACCGCTGCAAAGGTAATATTTTATTTTGGAAAATCCAAATCTTTTTCCGAATTTTAATTGGTTCAAGCCCTCGCTGGTGCATTTAATGTCTTGTAAGCCTCGAAAGCCAATGTGCTCACGTGCTCACTAATGGTGGTGGAGATTGTCATAATGTCTCCCATAAGGAGAATCGTCTCTCCCTTTCCGATCTCTGTGATGAGACTCAAAAGGCAGTTGATTTCATCCTTAAGCGTCTCGGCTTTCTTCATCAGCGGTGTTGGCGGCTCGACCTTGACCTCTTCCTTCTTCTCACCAGACTGAGAAGCAATACACTTCTCAACAGCCTTCGGCACTCTCGGCTTCGGGAGGTTGCAGATGATGTTCTTCTCCTTCAATGCGAGAAGCCAGCGTCTGCCTCGCTCCGTCCAAAGAGGTCTTCTTACGTACTTGCCCTTGATAAGGTGTGTAGTCACCTCAGTTAACTGATAGGTGGAGTAGGGACTTGTCAGCATCCACTCATAACCCTGGTTGAACGCAAGGCCAACCTCCTTCAGCTCTTCGTACAACTTCTGTGCGCTGCTCATGCCCAACTCCTTCGCCATCTGCGTAGTGGAATAGACACCCTTTGTCATGTCGCACTTCTGCACTCTCTTGAAGCATTCATCGATTCTCTCCTGGAGATCACCGGTGATTTCCTTCTGTCTTGTTAACCACTCCTGGTCCTTTTTAACTTCGACCAGCATTTCCTTTGCGAACTCTTTCAAGCTCATGTCTGCGTTTGTTGCCATAAGATTTTCGTATTAAGCAACCATCAAGCTCATTTAATAAAGAAGGGCAGCCGCTTGTCACGCCCTCGAAAATCGCCTAAGAGAACCAGCGTCCCGGTTTTATCTCCTCGGCAGGTCGTAACGTTGCAGTTGCCCTGTATGTGTTCGGCTCTTAGTCAATTTTACGACCTTTTATCTATATGCAAAGGTACGAAAAAATCGGCAAATTACCAAATCTTTTAACCTAAATTACGAATTTAATCCACTGTAAATCAATCGGTTACAAGCTATCTATATGTTTCTTGGCTTCAGCTAGTCCAACGCCCTTCTCATCCATATATAACTTAACAGCTTGAATAACTTTCTTCGATTGTACCATCTCTCTCAGCACAGAGTCCAAATCATCCTCTCGTGGCTGCTCGACATTGATTTCTGTTGGCTGAACGTTACCACCGCATCTATCAACCTCATCGATGATTACGTTTACAATATCTGCAATTTCCTGTGCAATTTTAAGTCCATTCCTATAGATATAGCCTTCAGTTCCGTTACTCTTGATAGGCTTTCCTTCTACAGTCATGTTTCTTGCGTTGAAAGTGTTTATGAGTAATGAAGGAGAATTTACATCTCTAAGCAAAATCTTAACTTGAACCAGAGATACCACAGAAGCTTGCTTGCTTCCACCAGATAAGCCTCCGACTATAGCTCCTGCACTTCCAGCAACAGCTCCACCAACGATGGCTCCACCAATAGTGCGAATTGTTGATTTCTGATGAATCGTCTTTCCGTTATCTATCACCTCTACCTTAATAATGTCATTATAAGAAATGGTCTTTTGTGTGATATGATTTGAATAGAAAATCTTCTTTCTATTATTATCGATCATAAAGACAAATTGATTGTTTATACCAATGACTTTCTTTGTAGGTGTAAAGTCTGATACCGAATTGATTATTTCTTCAAGTTCCTTCCCTTGATTTTTTGTTTGGTTGCTCTTCCAACATACTTGAATGATTGCTGCGACAAATATAAGTATGACAATAAAAATAAATGTTCCCATATGATGCGCCCGTCATGCCGGTAGCTAAGCTTTAGTTAATAATCCGTCTATCGAATTAATAACGCATCATATGGTACTTTATTGTGTTGAACCAAAAAAAATCAGATTATTTTTTGAGTGACTTTGTTAACCCTGCATTCAGCTGGCGGTACTCATTGAAATCTTTGTAGTGCTCGACCTTACCGTAAAGCTTCGGGTGGTCCATCATATCGTTCAGCATTTCTTTACTAAACTCGGTGAATCCAAAATTATAGCCACTCTCACCACCTTGTATAGCACCACTTCCATGTGTTCGAGATGGCACGTATTGATATGTGAGACTTATTCCTCCCTCTGATGTATATTTTGCAAGCTGATAGGATAGAAACTTTCCATCCTTTCTTACTATGTAGCCATGTAACTGATTTATAGCAATAACACGATAGCCTAGTTTCTTAATTTCCTCCAGTCTGTTTTTCATAAGCAAAGAACTCCATTCCGACACATATAAAGGCTTTCTAACGTTTACGTCGTGAAAGTTCTGAATGAACACATCAAGCTTTTCACAATCCCAATCTCTTGGATAAGTTATGTTGACACATCTTCGCAAGTCTCTTTTGTAATTAATCAGGACGAAAGTTTCTGTCTTAGACTCATACTTTCTTTTTAGCTTAACCTCTAACTCCATAGTTATTTCTTCTTGAATTTATAGTTTGGGCAGCTTCTCTTGTTTCCCATCACAAGCAGTACCGGGAACAGCAGACCGTGCCTGCAACCATTTCCGTGCTCGTTAGCAGCCTCGCAAGAGAAGCAGCCGTAATACTCGTTAATATTTAATGCTGCCATTATTCGTAATCCCTAATGTTCAACAATACTGGGAATCTCGGCACTCCAGCGTCAGAATAACCTTGATGCTGAACAGTCGCCGCCATACCTATCAACTCGTCCTTATCGGCTAAGTATTGAGCTCTAAGTGACCTTGAACCTACCGGACGGGCACAGAACTCGTACTCTCCACACTTCAGTTTGAATATAGCGGTACCTGCATCATTGCCCTCTGCTTCCAAAACATCGACCACCTTGAACTCTGTCGTGTCGAACGATTTCAGCTTCATAAGGTCATTGCTTCTGCCCTCTGTATATGTTCCATCTGCATTTCTGATAATGGCACCCTCGTAACCGGTGGAAACGAATATCTTGTGCCATCGCTTGATGTCCTTCTCTGAATGAGCAACGAAAGTCTGCGTAAGGTACACTGGTCCATTTGGATCAATGGAAGCAAACTCCTCCTGCAGAACTTTCCATCTGGCAGAAAAGCTTCCCGGAATCTGTGCATCGTAGATAACCATACGTAGCTTGTCAGTCATAGCAGAACGGCACTTGACGGCAGAACATATCTGCTGGAAGGTCAATTCCTGGTGGTTGTATATCTCCCCATCCAAAGGAAGCATACCGCGGTGTTTCTCTCCCCAAGCCTTAATCTGAGGAACATCGTATTCCTTGCCACCTCTCGATGTGAGGTGAACCTTGCTGTCCTCTCCTTCATGAAGGATGCAGCGGCAGTTATGGATAACTAGCCCATTGGCAACGTAATTATGTGTCTCAAACACCTCTATGTCGTATTTAGTCTCAACAGACGTCTTTTTGCGGATGTACGAGATAGGTTTGAATTCAGTTTTTAACGTTGCTGGTTTCAAATACTCTAAGTCTGGATAATAGTACTTATACTCCAAACCTTTCACGGCCCTAAATCTTAATACATCCAATAACTTAAATGTATCTTCTGTTGTGAAAGTAAGAAAATATCCTGCACCATCGCCCTTTTCTCCAATTCGCTTATCCTTAACCATCGTAGGGCAACAGTCATATTTAATCACGAAAAATTTTACAAACTCTCGAACTTGCTCTATAGAATATCTATGAGTAGAAAGAAAAATTCTTGGAGTCTTCTTGTTTCCATTATTGAAGCTGATTGTTCCATCGTCGGCATACCAAATTGACAAAGAGTTGTCTGATAGCATTTCCATTAACTCCTTTACTCTGATACATTTTCTTCTTCTGAATTTGTGAGAACGATACTCCATATATTTCAATGGGTCAATGAAAGTTGTTACAGCCTCTATGTTAATTCGGTAACAATCTCTTCCATAGCCGCTTGTATATGGGTATGGCTCTGAATGCTCTAAGCCTAACAGGTTCGCTTTGAACGCAGCAAACTCTTTTACATTTGAACAAATGTGAGTTCTCCAACAATCTTTTCTGTAATCCTTACAAAGGCAACTGTCACCAAACAGCATTCCATTTAGTATTTCCATGCCGTAATCAGATAATGCTCTGCATGCCACATGGTCGGTGTCTTTTAACTCATCTGCCCTTATGTAACCACGCTGAGTGAGTAGCTTGTGGTTATCTGTGCATCGTAGCAAATGCCCATCGACACTAACTTCGTACCAAACAGATTTCTCCGAGCCATTATTCGCCCAAGCTACTATATCACGATACACAAGACTTCCATCTTTTTCGGATAAAGCTTTCACTTTCATCTGATTTTCTACAATGTCCTTTATGTATAAAATACCTGCGTCAGTGTAAATTCTAGTATTTCCTCTAACGCATCCGTCATACTTAGGTTGGACGAAGCAAGGAAACTTCGTCTGTGACGGATAATATCTTGTTGCTAACATTGGTTTCATACGCTACTTAATATCTGAGGTTATTTTAATTCTCAATGGAGTACCATTCACTCTGTGCGTGACGAAAGACTCCAGGTCCGTATAGAAGCTACTATAGCACTCTACACTAGAGCTTTCTACTTCAATGGTGATAATTTTTTTCATAGCCATTTCCCGTATCTTCTGTGAATCTCATCGTAAATGTAGGCTCCGCTCGTATGCGAAGCACTGAACATTAAGATGATATCATTATCTACCTTAATCTGACTTGTCCTGACAACCTTATCGTTCTTGACGTGGTCGCAATAGACCGTGTTGCAGGAATGATATAGGCACATCGTGCGCCCATATCTGTCAGTTCCTATATTCTCTTTGTACATGGCTAGTCCTCCAAATCTACATTAAAAGCAGCCTCAATAACATCTTTGATGTCCTCTGTATAACCGAAAATTCCGTTGTACATTAGCCAATTATCCAGCAACTCAGTGTTAGTCATTTCGGCTACTTCACTCTCATTACACTCTGCCTCTACTACAAGGAACTCCATTAAATCGTTCTTATCCATATTACTTGATTTTATTGATGTCACAAACTAATACATTACCTACTATTACGTCTCTGATGCCTGCTATGTTCACAAGCATCGTGGCGTTCTCGTTCTGAGGAAGGTCGTAAACCTTGCCTTCCTCATTAACTACCATTACCTGCGACTTGCTGAGTCGGACCAACTCGATGTGGCCACCTACAAATCCCCTCAACTCCTCCAATGAGAAATCCGTTCCGTTGGATGGCTCCACATTCTTCTGGGCGCCATCCGTGAATATTACTGTTGACAACATAGGCTAATCATTCTCTTTGCATTGTTAATAGAAGATGTCTGTGTCTGACCATCGATATAGACGTATCTCTGACCGAACATATCCTCAAAAACCTGGATGATGTGCTTCTTGTATTTAAGAAGCTTTGTCTCAAAAAGACCACTCATAGCAGTTCCTCCTCCTATATTAAGCGATGGTGGTCTCGTACAACTTTTTGGTTGCCTCGAACTCCTCTTCTCCCTGGAACATTCCGCAATCTGCACTCTCGAAGCCCCAGTCCTCTGCATCTCCATCAAAGATGCCATATGCTGAAACTCGGAACAATGTAGGAGCAACTGAAGCTACTTTGATTGCCATCTTTCCTGATGCTATTCTCATAAGCTCTGAAACTTCATTAACTGTCATTCTCTCGAAGCGAGCATAAACTAAATTCTTCATAATCTTTATAATTTTAATTGGTTCAACTTATAAGGTAGGCTCTGGATAGTCAAAAGTACTACCTTTTATCTATATGCAAAGGTACGAAAATTTTCTGATATATGCAAATTTATCAACGATTATTTTAGTTAAAAATACTAAATTATAATGCACTGATATTCAAGCAGTTAAGGCGCTTACTCTCACGAGCAAACGCCTAGCTAACATAGTAAAAAGAAAATTACAAGAAACCGCCACGTCTGAGCTGTGCATCGGTAGCATTGTTAAGCCACTCCTCGCACTTCTCTATGATGCCCGTACAAGCGTCCGGTGCATCATCGTGAGCGTTATATCCTTCCTTTCTGTAGGATTTCATATCGTGGGCGAACTCCGGCCACAACTGTTCCCAATTAGAAGGGAAAACTAGTTTATTGTTTACCTCGCTGGAGCGAGTGAAGATTCTAATCTGTTTGTTCTTCGATTGCGTGAACGTTACGAACTGGGTGATTCTGTTTCCGTGTTCCCTTGTTATGCGCTCGACATTGCGGGCATAAGAGCGGCCACCATTGTTACTTTCAACGAAACACACGTCTGTCTGATTGCGCTTAACCATATTGGCTTGCGCTGGTTCCGTATATTCCATTGGTCGCTTGGTGTATAGAACATCGGTAACATAGTAGCCGTCATCGTGTGCATCGAAACATATAGAGCAAAGGAAGTCGAAACCGGTATCTGCCGAGTCGGTGTAGTTGCCAATCATTCTTGCATACCTTCTGTCCGGCAGCTCATCGTATGTTCTGAAGGCATGGTACATAAGACCTTCCATAGGGGTAGGGTTCTGCATGTACTGTGTCTCGAATACGAACTCGCTGGCATGCTTGATTTTATACAGCTCCTCCAGCGTATGCTTCCACGGCCACAAGGCTCTCTCCTTTCCGTCCTCGTCTGTCTGTATTACCGGGAGGGAGACAACTTTCCACTCATTTGGCTCAATCTCTTGAAGGTAACCGCACAAGTCGTGCTCATGCAACCTCTGCATGACGATGATAATTGGCGTATGACGTGAGTTTACACGGTTACGGATGGTTGTCTCGAAACGTCTGTTGATAGACTCTCTGACGTTATCGGACAAAGCATCGTCCGGTCGTAAAGGGTCATCGATAACTATGGCTCCCGAAAAGTGACCGGGGTTGAACGTAGCCATAAACTTATCCATGTTCTTTATGTCTTCTTCGGTCCAGTCTGGCTGACCTGCACCAAAACCTGTGATCTGACCCAAGGTAGATGTAGCATACTCACCACCACCTGCCGTTGTGCTCCATTTTGATCTTGTGTTATCGTTCTTTCTGATTTTGACATTCGGGAATAGTGTTTGAAAATATGTGGAAGTTATCGTGTCCTTGACTGCCATTGAATTGTCCTGGACGAGACTTCCGGAATAAGATATATGAAGAAACTTTGAAGCAGGGTTCAGCGCAAGACCATATGCGATAAACATCTGTGAACACAATAGTGTCTTTCCGTAACGAGGGCTGATATTGATAATCAGCTTATTCGTCTTTCCCCTTATCACATCCATGAGCGCATCACATATAATCCTGTGATGTTCGCCTATTACATACTCACGTCGAGCAGTATAGGCGAACATCTTAGTAGTGAATTGCAGCAGGGACGATGCCACTAACTGCTTATGAAGAAAACGTTGTTTCTCAAAGTCCATTTATCTTCTGTAATTCTTTAATATCATCCAAGGACAGTTTAGGGAACTTGAAGTCCTCGCCATCCTTACCAGTTACTTCTTGAATATGCTTATCTGCCAATCCGTTGAGCCTTGCAACAATGCTGGAATCAAACTGATGAAGCATGGCGCCATCAATCTGCTGGGCCATCACGACATTCTCAATCTGTGTTATCACTTGCTCAAAGCCTGGTCTCTTAAGATTACCTCTCTTGAAATCCGCCCATTTCTGAACGATGCCACAGAAAGCACAAAATCCGACAAGAGTATAGGCTCTTCTGAAAACCCTTACCTCTTGTCTCATGGAATTTGTGGATTTGCCGCTGCCGCCTGCAATGGAGTTGCTACCAGTCTTTTGCTGCCAAGGGTCATTTTCAACATCATCACAGTAAGCTACAAACTTATCCCATAATTCCTGAGAAGACTTAATCTTGTATGGTCTTCCAACAGGATTGGGGATTCTATGTACGAAAGACTTTACTTTCGGCTGTGATGATTCATCTGTCATGGCTTCTTAACTTTTACTAGTTTACCGCAAGCGGAACAATTATACTCATAATACTCTGAAGGCTTGACCTGGATATTCTCCTCAACGCCCTTCATTTCCTCCTTGAACTTCTGGTCCTTCTGGGCTTCCGTTACGACCTTCTTAGCCGTATGGTTAGTCTCAGCCTTTGAAGGTGCGGCCGCAGGCTTCTGTTCCTTTGGCTTAGCGTTTAGTCCAAGCATACCGGCAATGCTCTCATCGAAAGCAAACTGAATACTGTTAGGATCACCGAGATAGGAGAGCTCCTTGCGAAGCTTCTTCTCGTTCCAAGTGGCGAACTCGGACGTCTTGTCATCAGCGATTCTATACTGCTTAATCTGCTCATCAGTCAGATAGTCAACACGGATGCATGGAACCTTATCCATTCCCAATGCCTTAGCAGCCTTATACACACCGTTACCGGTTACAATCACGTTGTTCTTATCAACGGAAATAGGCTGAGTGATGCCGAAATCCTTGATAGACTGCATGATTGCCTGTACCGCCGTCTCGTCAGTCTTATGCGAACTGTCATGAGGCACGATACTGTCAATAGGTAACTCAATTACCTTGTCATTAATTTTAATCTCTTCCATACCTGTTAATCCTCAATTTCTATTGTTTCCATATTTCCGCAATATGGGCAAACGACCTTCATATAATGTGAACCGTCCTCGCGCTCTTTGAGAACGAACAAATCCTTGGCAGGGTCCTCCTCCTCATCATCTGAAGAAGCTTCCTCGCTTTCGCCAGCCTCTTCATTGGATGGAGCCTCGAAGTTCTCCTCATCAACCTGAGAATAGTCATCCTGGAAGCCACCATACTCTTCTGCCTGCTGGTTGATGCTGTCGAGGGAGAAGTTGAGCATCTGGTTGATATCCTCAAAGAAGAATGCCTGCATATCGGTAGGAACCTCCATGTTGCGCAATTCCTCCAAAAGCTGGTCTTCATCAAAGGAAGATTTCTCTGCCAGCTTGTTATCGAGGATGCGGTACTTCTTTGCCATTTCGTCGTCCATATCCGAGTAAACGACAGGAACGAACTCCATACCCAACTGGTAAGCGGCCACGTATCTTGTGTGACCGGCAATGATTACACCTGCCTTATCAACGAGGATAGGCTTAACGAATCCAAAACGCTTGATACTCTCCTTCGTAGGCTCAACCGCATTCGTGTTGTCACGAGGGTTGTCATAGTAAGGAAAGATTTCACTGAGCTTAACTGACTTTACTTTCATTTCTTATCCTCCTTCTTCTTGGCTGTCTCTCTTGCTACGCGTCTCTCGTCGACAACCTTTTCGATAGCCGCATTATACTTATAGCTCTTGAAAATCTTGGCGAAACCGGTAACATACTTAAGTTTTACAAGCTCTTTCTGCTCCAGACCTACCTTTTCGCAAATCTCACGCTCAGACACACCATCTCTGAGCATATTGAAGACGATGTTTACCATTCCATCTACAGAGTGACTTCCACGGGCACGATTGTGTCTTACGGTTGATGCCATACGCTGGTCGATGTCCTTGTCTAGAACTACGATAGGCAGCTTTCCGCCACATCGCTCATTGATGTCCGCAAACTTGCGAATAACGAGGTTTCTGTGGAAACCGTCGATGATTACATACTTCTGCAGCTTCTCGTCCCAAATAGTAACGATAGGCATAGTGTAACCGTCTTCCCTCACGGATGTATAGAGAAGACGCATTTCCTTATCTGCCACATGGTTAGGGTTGTAGTTGTTGGCTACAACCATATCCTTGTCAACCCAAAGCACGCAATCTACAGGGTTGACTTTCTCCGGAGATAAGGAACTGATATACTTTCTGAGGTCGTTCAAAAACTGCACCTTATCCTTGGCAGCATCAAACTCCTTCTTGATGTTCTCTTGAAGATTCATATTCCTTATTAGCTTTTTCTATTTTAACATAATTGTCGCTCAAATACTGACGCAAAGAACGCTCTACGCTCTGAATGCGCTTCATTCCGAAATCTTCCGCAATGACACAGACAGCGCTGGTATAACCAATCTGATGTATTACGTAATCAATGCACTCCTGGCAATGACCGGCTTTAGCTACATTTCTCTTCTTGGCGGAACGGTAGCCTTTCTTGATAGTCTCCGCATTCTTCTTGTCTTCACAAAGATTGTCTGCGAGATAATCAACGTATTCATCCCAATCCTTGAAATAAGGTGGCAAGTTGTAGCAGTATGTTGCCACTTCGTTAAAGACGTGTACAGATGTATTGACGTTTGCCACTCTTCGCACCAGCTTGTCGTAGAACCATGGATCCACTTCCTTAATGAAACCTAAGTCGTGGATAGCCTGCTCATGAATGAGGGAACTTACTCGGCACGCTCTCAGCAGCTTCTGCGTGAACTGATAGTTATAGAGCTTACAGTACGGAAGCTTGTTGCTGAAGATGTAATACCATACATCATAAACCTTCCAATCCCAAATAGGGTAGAGTACCAGACTTCTCGGCGTGCCGTCTTTATAATATCCGCCACCACCTCCCCATGTAATACCTGGAAGGCACTCGCCTCTAGTAAGACCCGACAATCGTGCCGGCGACTCCTCGATACGGACACCACCTAAAGTTAGATAGTCTTTGCCGAAGAGCATTCTGTGTACCTGATCAAGGGTCTTGGAGAAATACTGATTGTGCGGAATCTCCAAATCACCATAAGAATCTGGTTCCTTCTCACGAATCCACTTTTCTCCAGGCCCCCATACATTGAACCATTCTCCCTTTGAGGCATTCCATTCCTGGAAGTATGACTGAATCCAATATGGCTCAACCCACGGCAAGTGCATGATGTATCGTATGTACTCGATAGTCATTGGAGTCTCTGCCTCTTGGTCTAGGAAGAGGACGGGAATCTTTTCAATTCCCATCTCCTTCATAACCTCGTGCGCAAGGTTGAGAACCACGGTAGAGTCCTTTCCTCCCGACATCGTCACGACAATCTTACGCTTACCATAAAACTCCCGAAAGATGTATCTGAATCTTTCAAGAGCTGCCTCATAAACGTTTTTGTCACTGTAAAATATCATTTCTTTCTATTGTTTAATAATACCTTGTCGCTGGAATTACTGAAATGGGTGTCAAGGTAATTCTTAAGCCTACCCATCATTTCATTATTGTTGTGGCCGCGAGCGGCATTGTGCATGATTGTTGCATATCTCAACTTCTCTTCGTCGAAATCAACAAAGCATACAGGAACCATCTCATATCCGATGACGCAGGCGGCGCGGTATCTGTTCTCTCCGTCAACAATCTGCATCGTCGAGCGGTTGACAACGATAGGCTGAGTAAATCCGAAATATAGCAACGATTTGATGAGAAGGTCGAAGCTGTCTGCATCATGCGTGTTAGGGTTATAGTCATTCGGATAAATGTCATCAACCTTGACGTATTCAATATGCAGCGGCTTCACCTGCTCAACCTCGATATTGTCCTTCGCCAATTTCAAGGCTAGATTTTCCTTAGAGTTTTTTGTATTCATCGAGAAATTCCTTGTTTACGATTTCCTTAACCCAATCCTTGCTTGACTTAGCCAAATAAGGATTTTTGAACTCACTCTCCCAATCTACAGACTCTACATCAAACTGGTTGTCGTAGGTCTTGCTGTTTCGAGGAATGCCACCTACGGCGCCTGGATTGTTGAACGTGCTTCTGTATGCACCGAAATGCTGAACCAGACCGGGAACGATAGCGTAAAGGTCGATACCCTTTGCCTGAAGGTATGCCTTAAGGCGCGAATCATCATAACGTGTCTGATCATCCGTCATCTTGTTTGAAGTTTCAACAAAGTCCTTGGCTAGGTCATTTGGATATACGCTAGCCTGCAGCCAGAAATTAGTCTTTGTAGAAATAACGTGCTTGCCCTTTGCGTAACAATCAGTATAGTCACCATTTGTAGGATTGTAGAAACTGATAACATTGTTTTCGGGAGCAAAAGAGAGAATATGTAAAATCTTGGCAAGAATGTTGCGGTCAAAGGTAATGTCATCGTGGATAATCATGCGATGGGTTCCTTCCGCTACCTCTTGCGTCAACGCTTGGGAATAATTGTCCCAAAGACCCTTACCTCGGTCCATAGAGATACTGACAGGAATACCATAAGGCTTCGTGCTGGTCTCTATCAACTTCTTAAGGTATTTGCCCTCACGTTCTCGCTTCGGAACGTTGAGGATGATAATCTGAGAGAGTTTAATCATATGCGTAATTATTTAGTAACTGTCCATTCTCCACCTCGCTTGGTTACCTTGCTTATGGCTACAGCCAAACGGTTTCTGTTCATATCGCTACCATAGAAAACCTTACCTGCGGCATAGGCTGCTTGGGCAACAAGTCCTTGACCCATGAAGAAGTCTGTGATAGAGCTGAACGGAACATCCTTACAAATCTTGAACACCGCATCCCATTCATCCATTCCCTGGAGTCCCCAGTCTTCTGCCTGCTTGGTGCCTTGGATAATCCAGCACTTGCAATCTGGCTTATGATAATAGGTGTTCTCGTAGATTTTTACATGAGGGAACAGAGATTCTACCATAGGAACCAACTGTTTCTTATTTCTGTAGAAGCACTCGACGAATAGTCTGTCCGGATTAATCTGCTCGATGCACCTCTTGATGTGGGCAACGAACTCGTCAAAATTATCAACCGGGCATTGCTTCTCCGCCTTGGTATAATACGCTTTGAGGACACCTTTACTTCCTGCTGGGTCGATGAATACGCAATCGGCATTCTTTGAAAACTCCGGAAGCCCCAAAGTAATATCGGCAATGGTAATCTTGCTACCATTGCCTAAACTGTAAATCTCGCCTTCTGTGATGGGGTATTTGTCAATACTGCCATCATAACGCAAACCTTTCTGTGATGTCATACGCAATTTACTATTAAATAATTGTGATACTCTGATACGTTTTCTTCACCAAAAAGACTGCACAAGACCTTCTTTGAATAGAAAAAATGTCTGAACTCCACATCACACTTCTCATAAGTGACCGGATGATATTTTTCCTTGTAGAACATCAAGAACTTGCGAGCCTTGCACTGCGATATTGCCAGAACGGCATAACGGGAAAGATAAGATGGGGAACCGAACAATGCTACGATATTGTCGAAATTCCTGCAATCTAAACTCTTTCCGTCGAAAGGCTCACATACAACCCTATCCTTATAGGTTGGATATTTGTTAGTGAACTGCTCCAACATTCCTTTACTAGGATCAATTCCTAGATATTCCTGTGGGTCGATTTTTGCAATCTCTGTCAGCAAGCCGGTACCACATCCGATGTCTAGGATTGAACCGCTGAGAGGTGGGAGCATTTGCCCCACCTCACGGTTCTCAACGAGACTCATTTCATCACGAAACAAAGTGTCGTACTTACTTGCTATTTTATCATACTGGGAATAATTCATTTTCTACTGTTGCCTGTTGCCAGGTGATTTTTTTACTTGAAATGGTTACGAAATTCTTGTGATTGTATATGTTACAATTCGGGAACATCGATTTCAACTGCATTCTGTCATAGGTGAAATGGTGCATTTCCTCGAACTCTGCAGGGGTGTAGTCATCCTTGTAGAACATAAGGCAATAATCCAAACCACTCTCGCCCAGTTTGCGGAGATACTGAGGCATGAAGTAGGAAGCGGTACCGAAAAGAGCAACCACAACGCTGTCTGCCGACATCCATTTCTTTATCGCCTCCTCAAAAGAAATAGTAGAACATCTTCGGAAAAAGCCAGAGGTCTTCTCCCTGAACTGCTTGATTGCTTTCTTGCTAGGATCAACTCCATAATACATTTCCGGCTTTATCTTGGTGAAAGCGACGAAGTCTCCGTTTCCGATGCCTGCCTCGAAAAATCTTCTGTCCTTGAACGTGAACATGATAGATTTTGCCATCACGTCCATTTCCTGATTCGAATAGATTCTCGGTACCGGCCACTCCAGGAAGTCGAACTCGTTGAAAACCTTCTGTCTGTTCAAAATCCAAGTAGTCTCGAATGGGTCACCCATCGTCCAATACTTGTAACCGTCAATGTAAAGGTAAGGGAAATTATACTTTCCCCATCTTTCATGGACTCCATTGTCTCGCTGTGCGCTGACGAAGTAATAGAACTCGTCGTTTGTCAATGCGCACTTGTCTCTGTGAATGTACTCATGAGGAACGTCTATCATTGAAGTGGCCCATTGCCACTTACAACGCTTGATGAACTCTCTGAGCTTACTGTAATCGTATTCCATCGCTGCAAATTTAATAAAATATTTAATGATTAAATACTTAAAATCTAAAATTAACTATATTTTAACATAAAATTGTGCATATATGCGGCTTGAATAGTCAAAAACACCGCAAAATAGGCTCTTCTCATACGCAAAGGTACGAAAAAATCTCGATATATGCAAATATATCAAATGAAAATTTTAGCCAAAAATACTAAAAATTACGCCGTTCTACTAGCCCTGTTCGGGAGCCTGGATTCTATCTGCCACAGATTATCTTTGATAAGCTTCAGAATGGTATCGTGAAAAGCGGAATTGATGTTTCCGTGGCCCTGGCATTGAACAACGGTAACATCGGCTAAGTTTACCTCGATTGTCTCCATACGCTGACCGTTTACCTTGGCAGAAAGTATGAGGCAGTTCGGCTTTCTGTTCACATCGTAATAACCGTTCCTAAATACACAGTGCCCCATTTCCTTGCCCTCTTCAAAGAACTCCTGGACGGACTTAAGAACCTGTATGTCTATGGCGCCATCCTTTATGTCAATGTCAAAGAACTGCTTTCTTCTGTCAACATATACATTAGCCATTGCTTCTGCCTTTTTCTTATTCTCCTCTTCGGCTTTAGCAGCTTGCTCCAGATATCTGAGTTGCATTTTCTCTTCCGCAATCAAACGCAGCTTAGTCATTCTGTCCTCCATTTTCTTTTTCTTGTTGTCTGCTGCCTTTAGCCACTTGTCGTGCGCCTCACGAAGATTCTCCGGGCAAACTATAGAAGGGTTACGTACATCTTTCTTAAGATACATAATACTGTCGAGCATATCCCACCACAAGCTATCGTAAATATAAGAAGCCTTTCCGTGTCTGACAACAATCTTGACGGCAGACATTTTTTCTCTGTCGAAGACAGCTTCATGGTACTTACACACCTTCCACATATCAATATCACGTCTCATGAGAGTTTCATTGTATGGGTTAGCATTGACGGAACGGAAGATTTCGTCACACAGAATCTTTTCCCCGAAGTCTCTGAGAGCATATTTATACTTGCCTTGGACTGAAGCGTAATATACTCCATCGAATCCAATATCACGAGGATCACCCAAGAAACTCCATACAGTATGCGTTCTTACTTCCAACTTTCCGAAAGCAGAAAAAGCATCTTCTATATATCCGCTGGTTCGCTGCTTGGCAAGAAAAACATATTCCCCGTCTTTCAACCATTGCTGCATACACTCCTTGAAGTAAATCTTCTCCTTAACCATCTTGTGGAACCGGAACTTCACTCTTACCTGGAAGTACCTGAGAACCTGCCATCCCTTGAATGTGCATACAAGGTAGAAGCATCCTCTAGAAAATCTGTCACCATACTTGTAGGCATCATCTTCAGAGATGCAAGTCTTGATGGCCCACTCACGTTGCTTGTCTGATAACTCCGGAATTCTGTCCGAGAGTTTTACAACTTCACGTTCTGTCTTATTTCTTGGCTTCATAACTCACATATTTAAAAATCAAACAAACTCAACTGCCCAATCTCAGCATCTTTCTTTCTCTGAGCCTCGGCTTTCTTCTTCAAGCGCTCCTTCTCAGCGGACTCCTTCTTCTGGAGTTCGATGATTTTGGCTTGCTTGAATTCCTCCTCAGCCTTCTTCTCCAGATTCTCCTTGGTCTGGTCTGAGAGATTTGTAACAATGGTGCAATTCTGATTCTTAGTGAATGAGACTTCTTCTTCATTATAATAATGAACTGCCATTCCGTAAACCTCATCATCGTCAAAGCCATTCCTTCCGGATTTCTTGACCTCTGAGATAATAAAGTCGCAGCAATCATCGATATTCTTGCCAGGCTTGGCGTAATCCTTTGCGAACAATTCATCCTCTGCTGCACGCTTGTCAAGATATGCCTTGATTACCTTCTTGAATGTTTCTGATCCTTTCATAACCTTTCCATTTTTTGAAACCTATAGGCTTGTCTCTAAAACCCTTACGGAATGCTTCTCTCATAGAGATGCAAATGAAATCTACGCTGCATTGTGCCAAGCCCGTACAAAACGCACAATCCTCGCAATCATCCATTGGTTCCGCTACGTACACGATGCCGTTAATGACTATCGCCGCTTTCTCCTTGAAGACTGCCATTTCTTTTCGCCAGCAAAGCCTTTGCCCTTATTAATCTTCTAGCCAAATCAAAGTCTTTGGGCCTTGTGGATTTTTCATTAATAAAAGCTGCTGCTTTTTCTAGAACACTAAGCAGTTCTCTGAACTCAGTCTTCGTTGTCTTCACTTCCATACGCTTTCTGTGCCGTTATAATTCTACAACCGGTGTAATCGTCGGCAGAAAGGACAATCTCACCATTCTTAACCTTTTCTCTAATCATGGAGCAAGCATCCGTATTTGATTCTGCCTCTACGGTTATTGTCTTACTCAAAGTTTCTTGAATGCAAACATCATATTTCATATTATGTTACCTCCCATGTTTCAATATTAAACTCATAGTTTTTACCACTACATTGGCTCTGCCCGATATTGCGCAAATCTTTAAGTTGCTCTTCCGAAGCTCCGTTTGCCTCGGCTGTTGCGTAGCATTTCTGAGGGCTATCGGCTACTCTGAGCAATTCGCCGCTTCCCTTTGTATGCCAGGCATCTTCTTTATAAATCAGATATACCTTCATAATTAAACCTCTTTAAAATGAACACTAGTTTTATCTTCTCGTTCGTCAGCAGTACAAGCTAGGTTTGTACAAGTAACTTCTTGATCGTGAAGTGGAACGTTAGGTACACAAACGGCGCAATTAACACAATCTCCACGTTCCGATACCACGCAGGTTTTCCCGTTTATACTAAGCTTCTGTCCGATAGGATAGTATGTTTGTACGCCAAAACTGCTGACTGCGATAATATCTTTCCCTTTCATAATCAATCCTCCTTTTCTTTTAAGTAACGAAGGTATAACTGACAGTTGTCGCAATCAGAATTGCATTTGTAACTGTACTCGTTGGCGCAAGCCATAAATAATTCACTTCTTTTCATAAGCGTCCCGATAACAAATAAATAAGTCGTAAATCATCTTCTCGCAAGCCTCCATATCTTCCAGTACATCCCTCATGTGGTATGGTGCTCCATTCTTTCCATGTCCCTCGTTGTCCAACCACAAATATGCTTCACTGTCAGCATCATATTCTACGTAACGCTGGTGAATACTGTTGATCAATTCTTCCGCACTTTCAAATGGTCCGGTTGATATTGAAAAGTCTTGACCTGCAGGTGAAAATCTTGAAAAGAGCAATCCTTTCCCATTCGTGTATTCCTCTTCGGTGACAGTCCAGGAATCAGACTCTGCTATTTTTATTAATTCTTCTATTTCCATATTATTTTAAAATTAAAGGTCGGGTGCCGTCTTTCCGAGCTGTCGCAAAATAAAGAATATCAAACATTGTTTTGTTATTTAATCCCGACCATTGATTAACGATGATTTTTACTTAATTCTACATGACTCACCTCCAATCTTATTAAGTTTAACTTCCATATCCTGTAAATCTGCCAACGGCGGAACTTCTTGTCTCGTTGCACACCGAGCCTGGTTTCAAGAAGTACTTATAGTGAGTGCTTCTCTCCAACCTCTCACTCCAACAGAAACCGAAAGCATCGAACTCCTTACCGCACCATTCATGACCGTAGTAGTATTCGCTGGCATGCACCTTCTGTTCCTTGCTGAGCTGCAAGAATAGTGCGCGACTCTTGCTAAGTTCCGTTGGGTTCTCCTTGAACTCCTTCTCGATTTGCTTACGCTTCTCGGTATATTCAGCTAATTTCTGCTGATACTCATCCTCGCTGTCGCAAAGATAATAATCTGTGTCAGTCCAACGGCTATCCCAATAGGAATTGGAAGACTGATGTATATGATAAATATTCTTCATTTCTTTTTGTCCTTTCTGTAAAGGAAGAATGCGTCACCCTGCCAACCGAAGTTCTTTGACTCACATCTTGCTAGAATATGTGTGTCGGTCTCGATGAGCACATCTTCATATTTGTCTAACTCGGGTTGCGTATCTGATGTATCTTCGCCGTAATCCCATTGGAGCATAAATTCCAAGATGGCGTTCTGGTCACCGACACTATTCAGTCTGCAAACCTTCTCGTAATCCTCAATTTCCTCAAAACCACTCTGATGCTGTGGGGAAATCGCAACGATAAGAGATAAATAATCGTAATCCTTCATAATTGCATATTTTAGAAAGGTAGGCTGCCGTCTTTCCGGCTGCCAGATAAGAATAAGGTATCTAACTAGTGGGTGTCCTTACTACCCGTTATGTTAAACCTTACTTTTGCCTACCTTTATAATAAGTATATAAATCCATCATGCTATTATAGAACCACTGCCATGCGACAATCTCCTTCTGCTCTTTGGTAATATCCAGGGCATCAGTAATCATCTTTCTGCGCCAGTTTATCAGTCTGTCACATGACTGGATGATTCTTGCAATCATCACATGAGCGACATTCTCCATCATTACCGCCTCGCCATTTACCATCTTCAGGGCGTACTTTTCTGCAGCATCGTGCCAAAGGTCGTAGGCGACTGAATCATTATTGAGCATCAGATAGAGTTCTTCCATGTCTGCCGTTCTCGTGTATTGTACCATTTCATTTACCAACATAGCTAGCCCTCCAATTTGTCTATATACTCTTTTCTTGCCTCAGCGAATACCTTAGCTTTGCGCTGGTCCGAAAAAAACTCTTTGACGGAGAATCCCAATGCGATAATACCATTCTCAAACTCCCATGTATATCCGCATTCATGGTTGCCAAACTCATAGATGAGAGCATCCTTCAAATTCTCGTCATTTGAATAGAACTCCTCGTCCTCCTTTACTGAACGCTCACCAAATTCTATGAACAGGTGGTAGTCCTTTTTGAGGCAATAAGCACCGGCACCGATGGAACATATCTTTTCCAGGTCTTCCTTACTTGTGGTAAGCCCCCATTCAGCCATCATTTCCTTAAACTGCTTGTCTCCAAATGCAGCCTTCATTGGCAGCTTGCCAAACTCATCCTGCTGCTTTTTCTTGAACTCTTGGTATTTCATGCTTCTTTCTTTACTTTATAGTTATTAAATGGATCTACCTTGTTTAGTAGCTCTGCGTTTCTGTTAGCTTCCTTTTCATCGGAGTAGTCTCCAAACTCTTCGGAAACATCACCTGTGGGGCAAATTCTTTCGATACAATATTTCATACAGCACCTTCCATCATTAAAAGTTTGTGTTCTTCTTCACTGTCACCAACATGACCATACAGAAGTCCGTCTTCTGTGTTTTGCCAATATTCGTGCGGTACAGAGTGCGAAGCCATACTTACCAACACTACAACATAGCCCAAAGACTTGATAAGATTGAAATTTGAATTTCTCATAATTATTCCCTTTCTATTTTTTAAGATTAAAATTGTATAATAACGCCAAATGGCTATCGTCCAATTCTCTCCAATAATCAACTGTATCAAGATAAGCCTTGACTTTTGAAAGCGAAATTGGAACCGTTGGATAAGCAGAACAAAATCTGCGAAGCATGTACTCTGATAAAGATTCTTCCATAGCCATCGAATTGTTAATGATTACTATGCGTTAATGAGGTCTATCACATCAGAAGCATCAAAGTCATCCATACTATTGTATGTAACATAGAAATCTTCCTCATCGTTAGCAAGCAGACCTTCAGCCTCTTCCTTAAATTCATAAAAGTCCTCATCCGTGTCTTCATAATTCAATGCCTCTCGAATTATTGCCCACAACTTTCTCTGCTTTTCGTTAAGCGAGTTTAATTTTGTATTCATAATCTTTATAATTTTAATTGGTTCAACTTGTATGGTAGGCTCTGAATAGTCAAAAGTACTACCTTTATCTATATGCAAAGGTACGAAAATTTTCTGATATATGCAAATATACTAATGATTATTTTAGTTAAAAATACTAAATTACAATACTTTATAACTATCTGATCATCAGAATGGTGCATCTGCTTCTTCTGGCTTTTCGAAAGGCACCTGTACATCTTCGTTGATTAAATTCGTCTTGAAAAAATTTGTCGTATTTTTATTGAATCCCATAAAGAATTTGAACGTTCCGATATTACGTCCCTTGGCAACGTCTATCATAGCCGTTCCGTCAGTAGGATAATCGTCCTTGTTATCAAATGGGGCAGGGTACGCTCTGTTGTAATACTCTGCTCGATAGACTAGGATGACAACATCGGCAGCTTCTCCTATCTGTCCACTATCGCGCAGTCGGTTCAGATTCGGCTCCGGACAGTTACTATCTCTAGACAACTGACTTAGGGCGATGATCCATATGTTCAGTTCCTTTGCGAGGTTCTTGAATCTTCGTGCGGCATCTCCCATAGCCTGCTCCCTGCTGAAACTCGTACTCCTGGAGTTTACGTTAAGAATCTGCAAGTAATCTACTACGGCTCCGTCTATGTCCTTCTGCATCTTAAGCATTCGGATGGAAAGAAGGATAGAATCTATATTTGACGTGCTCTTGTCATCAAAGAATAAATTCTCTCCGGGTAACTTGCCTCTAGCATCATCAATCATCCTTATCTCGCTTGGCGCCAGACTGCCCGAATAGAGGATATTGTTGGCCGGGATGTTCGTCTTGGCAGAAAGCAGACGTGCCGTAAGCTGCTCCTTCGTCATTTCCATAGAGTAGAAAGCAACCTTTGCTCCGTTCTCGATGGCGTGTCTTGTCATGCAAAGTGCGAGGCTCGTCTTTCCCTGAGAAGTTTCGCCGGCAACGATAATCAAATCAGACTTCTGCAGACCTCCCTTTTCATCGAATCTCTCCATACCGGTCTTAGTTCCTGTCGTGACACCTCCAACGGTGGCATTCTTAACCATTATCTCATTTAGACTATTCATTGCATCATCGAGCGTGAACACTCCATCTGCTTTCTCAAATACTCCTCCGATACTCTCTATAGCCTCTTGGTGGGCGTCTGCGGTCAGAATCTCTTCCGATAATCCAACCTTGGAAAGCTGCTGCCCGACAACCCAGAGTTTTCTTCTTCTACCAAGGTCCTGCAATCTGATGGCGTGATATTCTACATGTGCAGATGATGCAATCTGTGCCGAAATGTTCATCAAGTCCAATGCTGTTACATTCGACTTCTGCTTACTGAGCTCGGCAGAAACAGATATGACATCTATCGGCATACCTTGCTTTCCCATATTATCAACAGCCTTCCATATATCCCTACACATGGGGTCGTAAAAACAGTCTTCATCTAGATACTGGCTTACTAGAGTGTATGCGGTAGGATCAACAAGAAGACTTCCGATAACATACTGCTCAGCCTTTGGGTCATTCACTAATGGCTGATTCTGATATGGTGATTGTGCTAAACTCATCTGAACGATTCCTCCTTGAAACTAACTATCTTGAACATTTCCTTCATTCTGTCACCGATACGCTGATTTCCGTATTTCTCCGATATATCAGCCGCTCCGAAATTACTTGAAATAAAAGTCGGAAGTAGATTCTCATACCGGTATTCAATCAGCTCCGTAAACGGATAAATGCAGTTTCCGAAACTCACAACCTCAGTTGGCTCTTCGCAAAGGTCGTCGATGAGAAGGTATCTCGTATCTTTGAGTGCACGGAAGTCTGCCGGTGCCTTCGCCACGTTAGCCATGTCTCTTGCAGAAATTAAACGAGGATATTTGTCTCCCTCACAATATCTGATTTGGTTGGTATCTACGAGATAAACGAGCAGGTCACGGATAGCTTTAAGCATCGTGGTCTTTCCGTTTCCAATGCTTCCTGGAAGGAATAGACCATAGAAGCGTGTTTCCGTTGTAAGGAAATCGCCAACATCTGACAGATTTCGCTTTATCTCCTCTGTGAGAACAAATGCGTTCTTACGCTTTTCAACCTCTCGCTTGTAGAATGCGTAGAGGGCATTCTTTATCTCCCGATTATCTATTGGCAGAGCCAAACCCCGATTCATAGGCTGCTTTGGACTCATACTTCGGGACACCTGATTCTTTTCTGTATTTGTTTCCATTGCTTGTTACGTTTTGTTTATGATTCTTCATTTCTGAAACTATCTCGTTATACTGAGAGTCTATCTTGTTGACAGAGAAATTGTTCATTATCCAAGTCTTGTCAATAAGATGCAGGAACTCACTCCACGCTTTTAGCAGACTATCATCATCCGTCGGCAGCGGCGGGTTTTTGTGACTTCTAGCGAAAGCGATTTTCTTTAGGATAGAGTTCATTGCCTTCGCATCTTTAGCCTGCCAATAATATGGCTCTCCGTATAGCTCTAGGAAATAAGCCTCGAATATCTGCCGACCTCTATGGCATGTAGTATGTTCTTTCGGTGGCTTCTTACACGCGCTCGTACGCTCGGGCGAGAGAAAGAGTTCGTTAGAACTCAGCCGTCTGCTAAGACAATTTTCTTTTTCTTTATCTTTTTCTTTTATAGGGGTTTTAGGGGAAAGGTTTTCTTTTTCTGTTTCGTTTTCTTTTGGATTTCTAGCATTTGCTACGTTTTTTCTAGCATTTGCTAGAGATTCGCTAGCATTTGCTAGGATTTCTGTAGCATTTGCTAGAGAATTTGTAGCATTTGCTAGAGATTCGCTAGCATTTGCTACGTTTTTTCTAGCATTTGCTTGGCATTTGCTAGAAGACTCCTTTACGTTTTCTGCGAAATTTCTAGCTTTAGCTGCACCACCTGCACGACCGGCTCTAGCTCTAGCTTCGCTGACTTTTCTTGCCTGCTCGATAGTGTCTGAAAGTTCCTTAGAATAGAAATATTCTTCCTCAACCTCAAATAAATCAAAATCCTCAACTACAGATTGCACCACAGAAACATCAGTACGCATCTCATAAGCTATCATAGAATAATCCTTTGACAGCTTATGATCCTCATTTTCCTCCAATAACTGCATAAGAGCAACGTAGATTCCATAGGCAGCCATGCCATGTTCCATCCTTGCTCTCATAACTTCTGGAGAGTCACTATTTTTGATGCAATTATATTTCATACTAAATTATTGGTTCAAGTCCTCGTTCTTAATGAAGCATATTTTACCTCGCTTGATACTATTGGCGAGGGTGTCAACTTCAGTCTGTAACTTACTGTAAACAACTCCCTGCTGCTTAGAGATAAAATTGTGAATAGAAGGACTAATCTTTAAAGCGATTGAAGCCATTCCTTCCAAAATCTTAAACTCACGATACAACACACCTGCCGACTTGAACTGTTTGTCCAAGCCTACCAAGAACGTTCTGTAGTCCTTGATTCCTTCAAAATCTCTTAGAAATTCTGTCTCTTCCATATTGTATAATATTTTATTTATAACTATATTGTTTCTCCTTAATGCAAAATTACGAATTTTATCTGATATATGCAAAAGAATTAACTTAAATATTCAAAAATACCGAAATATATTTAGATATATATTTGGCTATCTCAGTTTTTTTTAGTACTTTTGCAGTAAGTTTTTTCCATTATATTCTGTAAAAGAATATTGTATGGGTTTCTCTTTAGCCTGCTGGCGAGCAGGCTTTTTTTATTGGGATTTATTTGGCAATTTGAAAATAATTCATTACCTTTGCAAACAAATCCCTTTGAAGTATAATCTTTATAGGATTTTAATTGGTTCAAGTCCTCGGTGTTGTGAAACACTGGGGACTTATATTTTTTACAGATTAACGGTGATACCTTTCTCATAACTCAGTCTCTTTACTTCATTAGTATAATACTTAATCATTTTCTCCAACTCATCGTCATCCCATTTCTTGATGGAGTGAGCACGCTCTCGCAGGGTAGAAAATCGGGAAACACCAATCTTCTTTATCAGATTCTCCTGGTAGTATATAAGATGGTCTGACTTCACTCTGTTGCACCCGATACATTCTGCATTGCAGTTATCTTCATCAAATCGGGTGGCCATGTTGGAACGTCCGAAGAAATGACCGCAATCAAGCTCTCGGTACGGCTTTATCTTTCCGCAGCTGATACATTGTCCCATGCCGCTTGGCATGCAGTCTCTCAGACGTATATACAATGCAAACACCTTGTCTAGTCTCTTGACTAAATCCGGCTTACTCTTCTTTCTCCTTTTGGGAGCAGAAGGAGATTTCTTCTTTTTCTTATAAATTGGAAACATTTCTTTTGAATTTACATGTAACATATTTGTCCGTCATGTTCGCAAAATCAACACATAAACGGCAAGCTAAACTTCCTACATAAATTGGTTCTTGTGTAAATACTCCCTTTCTGCAATGCGGACAGAGAGTTAAATACTCAGTTCCTAATGCGGAATCTCTTTGCTTATATTCAATAAGCTCATTTAGAACGCTCATCTTAGTACGACATTAGTTAATTGTGTTCCTCTGGAATACACCGCCCATTTCGTGGTTCCTGGAGGTCTGCTAATAAAGAGGTCTGCGACATTTCCGAACCGGCTATAGTTTCCCGACAAGTCAACTATCCACCCGTCCTTTCCTTCAAAAGGTCTGATAGCGCGGCCTACCATCTGATAGTAGAGTCCAAGAGATTTCGTCGGGCGTGCCAAAACAACGGTGTCTAGGGCAGGGTAGTCGAATCCCGTAGTCAGTACACCTACATTGGCAACAACCTTTATTTCTCTCCTCTTGAATCCTTCAAGAATGGCTTCACGCTCCTTTTTGGGTGTTTCTCCTGTCACGATGGCGGCATTGACTCCGAGTGATTGAAGCTTATCAACCAGCTGCCTGGCCTCCCTTGTGAAAGCGGTAAATACAAGTACTCCCTTTCTAGGAATGCCGCTTTTAGGCTGCAGAACCTTGACCACTGTGTTTGATAACTTATCGTAGAATCCGCTACGCTCATACTCTGCGAGGAGACTTCTTTCATCATAATCTGCACCGGTGGAGTTGCTTCTGACTCTTCTTAAATCCAATGTCGTCAAATCGTAATAATGCAAGTCTGCGAGATAACCTTTAGAAAGCAGTTCTCCAATCTGACAACAATAGATGACCTTTGAAAATATTCTAGGTCTTACTCTCGTGAGGAACTTCAAGATGGAACCTCCTTCGGCACGATCAAGGCGGTATGGTGTGGCTGTTAATCCAACGACCTGTCTGTTCTTCGCTTCTATGAACTGCTTATACTGCCCAGCTTTAGAGTTTACGTAATGACATTCGTCAATTATGATGTTCTTGAAACAATCGAAGTCTGACATATGGTTCATCACGCTTCCGATGGTGGCAAAGGTTATTCTGTTTATATCCTTGCATCCTACAGAAGCACTATAGCAACCACAATCGAAGATACCATAGCTTTGCAGCTTGGCAAAGTTCTGCTGAAGAATTTCCTTACTAGGTTGAAATACTAACAGCGGCCCTTCCAGACGAGAGGCGATATCTGCTATCACCAAGCTCTTTCCTGCACCCGTAGGCAGGATAACCAATCCGTTCTTGTCAGCCTTGCTAGTGAACAGCCTTACGGCTGCATCACTAGCTTGCTTTTGATAATTTCTAAGAGTGTACTTCATTACTCGCCGAATGGTAATTCATCATCGTCATCATCTGAAGACTGCTCTGGCTGAGCTTCTTCTTTTGGCTGCTCCTCTTCTGGGAACTCCAATCCGAAGACCTCTTTCATGCTCTCACGGTTCTTGACCTCATTTGCCCAAATCTCAGAACGGTCTGGGATAGCATAAGCCTTTGCAAGTAAGAACTTCTCGGTATTTGCATCCCAATTATATACGAGATAGTAACCTGCCAATGCAATACAGAACACGTTCTTCGACTTAAGACGCATGTCAACAGTTCCCTGGCGCACCTCAGCGGCATATTTGGCTACTTCCATAAGGACAGAAGCATAAGCCTCTTCTGCATCCTTCTTCATCTTCTTGGCTTTTTCCAAAGCCTCCTCCAACTCCAGCTTGCGAGCTGGTACCACGTTCTCTTCGAGTGTGCAATACTCCTCTCTGATGTTCTTCTTCTCGAACTCATCGAGGAAACGTGTAACCAACTCATTGTCAGGGAAGGTCGCCGTGAAGTGCTTTCCGACAAACTTAAGGATGTCTGCCTTATTCTTCAAAGGCTTCTCTCCGCAAAGGTTCTCCTCGCTCAAAGCAAGGAAGTCCAACTCCATTGGGAACATGTCTTTTACACCTTCCTCCAATACAAACTCAATGTTCTCAGGAACATAATTTTTCAAATCTGATTTCATAATTATAAATACTTTTCATATAATGCTATCTGTTTCTGAGCTTCAAGCAAGGCTGCTTCTTCATTAGGCTCGGGTATATACAACCCTGCAACCATACTTGAATAGTTCCGAAACTTCTCAATAGCGTCTGTTAATTCTTTTGTGTCAAGGTCAGCCGTACTTCTCCAATAGGTGACAGGCTGCCCTCTTCTGTTAGTTCTCTGCTTCGCAAAGATTTCTCTGTTCACTATCTGCTTGAAAATGTTATACTTCACATATTCTTCATCGTAGCCGAACTCTGATGCGAAATACTGAAGACAAACGTGCAGATAGCTGTTTTGGGCAAGGGAACGTGGACGGTGCTTTTTCTTCACCTCCACGATAAAACCCTTTCCGCTTTTCAAGGCATCCATGTAAAGACCATTGCAATAGTCCTTGTAGTCTGCCCTGTCCTTGTCATTGTTGAGATTGAAAATCATAACTAGAATGGCAAATCATCATCTTTGCCCGGCTGCGGTGCCGGTGACTGAACTCCTTGCGGCTGCGGTGGTGGAGGGGCTTGCTGCTGCGTCTGGCCACCTCTCTGATACTTTTCTATCTTGTAACCCGAAATGGTATTGAAATACTTTACCGGGTCATTTGCACTTTTCTGATACTTGGTACCTTGAAGAGCAAAAGATATAGTAACAATATCGCCAACCGCAAAAGCCGCAGGATCATCCACGTGCTTTCCGCTGAACTCAAAACTTGGGTAGTTCTCGTACACCTCTCCGAAGTTTGAGTGTGTACAGTTAAGAACCACAACTCTCTTTTTGAACGGCTCTCCACCGCTCTTGCTGGGTATTTCCTCGACATTGCCGATGAGCAATACCCTTCCTGTCATTGTATTAGCCATCTGATTCTGTTAATGGTAAATATGGTAATAATTCTCTCATTTCTACCCATTTGAGGAAGTCTCGCAATAGCGCGTGATTCTTATCTTCCATACCTGGGTATCTGTAACAAGTGATTGCTGGCTCGTAAGGAGTAAGCTTAAGGCCTCTGACGTCACCCTTGTGCTTATCCTTATTGTAGCCCTCAAAGACAAACAAGTCAAAATGGAATACATCAGCTTCAAACAACTCTAGGTAAAGCTGCCATTGGCAACTGTCTATATAGTCTTTGTCTGATACCGGTCCGTACTTAGTCTTGATGTCTCTTATCTCTAGTCCGTCAATCATATCGGCACATCCCGTAATAACGGCATTGCCGAAATCCTTGTATTCACGAACCTCATGAAAGGCGCCAGGATGCTCATTTCTGTATTTCAAAGCAACCTTGCATTGTGGAATGTCGAGAATCGCTTCACCTTCATCAAAGACGAACCTTCTTCCTTTTGGAACGGGTTCTGTCTTATCTTTCTTATAATAGGTGAAATGACGAACACCTTCCGGCTCCTTGAAGCAATGGGGACTGCCAGTCTCCACGATGGAGTGAAAGGCAGTTCCTATTCTTGTATAATCGTTTCCCTCGAACTTCTTGGTGATATTATCTATGACGTCCTGCTCTGTAACGTAAGCATATTCGCCAGACATATACCGTCTGAAGCTCTCTAGCTGGGTAACTCTAATCAAAGGCTTCATCATGCTGCATCCTCGTGCTTGACGAACTTCTTGCCCTTCTTGTCAAAGTCAATGCCTTTGACAGCAAGTTCCTTGATCATCTGGTTCATAAATGCCTTCTGATGAATCTTATTCAGCCCGTGAGCTACCTCTATGAGCGCATTTGCATCATCTACAGTCTCCACGGCTGCAAGCTTCTTTCGGGCATCATCAACGGCTTCCTGCGCCTTAGCCTGAGCATCGGACTTATTCACGATGGCTTTCTTCACCTTCTTGATGATGTCTGCCATGCAAGTGTCAAACCCCTCTGTTCCGTAAGCTGGAATCCAAGTGTCCTGCAGGTCTGCAACATTCTTACCAACACGATTGTCCTGTGGCTCGAACTTGATGACGCGATTGCCGTTCTCCTTGCAGATGTAACCTACCTGGTCCGCAATACGGATGAGCAAGTCCTTGCTCTGTCCTGTACAGTCTGGAGAATGCTTGATGTAGTCTCCTTCCTGTGTCTCCTTGTCGTGACAGATAAAGATGATGTCTGAATTGTTTGAACGGAGAATGCCGACAAACTGCTTGAACAATTCTCCCATCACACCATATCGCTTCAATGAGTTAGTTCCCAGCTTAGGGTCTTGCTGAATAGCAAAAGCGTTGAGATAGTCATCGAGCATAGCCTTGGCAGTATCTACTACGATGGTCTTACACTCACTGATCAAACCTGGCTTCCAAACCTGCTTGCCATCCTCAACAACATAGGAACCGATAACCTCAGCATTGTAGATGTCTTCCCAACGTGAAGCCGTGACAACAATGTCTGGACGCTGAACGGCACGGTCAAAGCCTCGGTCGGTGTCGATGAGTAAAGGACTGTTGGCTGTAGTAGCCAAAGATGTCTTACCGGTACCTGGAGTACCATAAAGTACGATAATCACTGGACGCTCTGTAACAACGTCATTCTTTCTAATAATTGGCATAAACTAATAT